ATGTGGTCAACTGTTGGCTCACATGTAGAAAACGGTATTATGTCAATATTAGGTGCAAGGCAAGGAACATATATGACTAACTGTACAGACTGGGATCATATACAAGTTAGAGACTTTGAAATACTTGGCGATATATGGAAAGAAAAAGCAGAACACTTTTCAAAAGACAGCGAAGCATGTATTGCAGAAATTAAACGGTTAGGTAATGAAATCAATATAAACTTAGGTCTTGATTGGGTTTGGTTAGAACCTGATGCAAGTAGGTATACAATGGATTTATATGACGAAGCATTAAACCTAGGCCAAACTTATTATAGTAAAAAATATGTATGATATCTTTTTTGTCAGTGACGGGAACGTTAATGAAATAGCATGGAGTAATTTCAAGGCAAGATTTCCACACGCACAAAAAATAGAAAATTGTGAAAGTTATGAAACACTAAACAAAAAGTCTCTTACAAAAAACTTTTGGGTAGTATGGGACAATTTGTATCTAACACAAGATTTCGATTTAACATATAGAGTTACAGAATGGGACGATCAGTACATTCATGTATTTAAAAATGGTGAACATTTTGATGGTGTATGTTTATTTCCTAAAAACTTAAATGTAGCAAACAAAGAATGGAAATACAGATTTTTTACAGACAAGAAAGAGATTGATATAGTAGCAAGTACACCTAAGCCGTATGATATTGTTAAATTAGATAGTTATGAAGGACTTGTTACAGCACAAGAAATTGCACAATCAGAATTTATATTGTGTATACCTGATGACGTAATTCCAAACGATATACCTCAATACCAAGTTCCTTTTTGGGATAAAGATGTTGTACATGTTTTTAAAAATAATAAAACGTATGATGGTATCTTTATTTGTCATAAAGATAATAAAATTGCTAAACGTGAATTTGATTATAGATTTTTTACAAATAAAAAAGAAATCAATATAGTAGCAAGTGAACCCAAGAAGTGGGAAATATTTCAATTAGCAACTTTTGAAGATTATCAAAACGCACAAGAAAAAGCAACAGGTGATATGTTCTGGGGTGTGTATCCTGATCTAAATATTATTGATAGTTTTAAGTTTGATTATTACATTCCTAAGTATGACAGTTATCATAGAAAACTTACACACTGTTTTCAAAACAATGGCCAGTTCTATGACGGAGTTACATTGTTTTCAAAAGAACGTCCTGTAACAGAACGTGAATTTAAATCAAGATTCTTTACTAACAAAAAAGATGTAAAAGAAAATAGTAGTGAGCAAACACCTTATGATATTGCGTTTATAAGTTATAAAGAAAAAAATGCAGATAAGCATTTTAAAGAATTACAAGATATTATAAGGGTACAAGATCCTAGTATAAAGTTACGTTGGATACGTGATGTAAAAGGTATTCATCAAGCACATATGGAAGCAGCAAGATTATGTGAAACAAATATGTTTTGGGTAGTTGATGGCGATGCTCAATTAATTAAACACTTTAAATTTAATCATATTGTTCCGTTTTGGGATCAAGACACTGTGCATGTATGGAGAAGTAAAAACGCAGTAAATGATTTAGAATATGGTTACGGTGGTGTAAAATTATTACCAAGACAAGCAGTTATGGATATTACAGACTTTACTACAGACATGACAACAAGCCTATCTACAAAGTTCAGAGCAATGAACGAAGTAAGTAACATTAGTGTGTTTGATACTGATGAATACAGTACATGGAAAAGTGCATTCAGAGAATGTGTTAAATTGGCTAGTAGATCTATTAACAGACAGGATAATATGGAAACTGAGAAACGTTTAGATATCTGGTGTAAAGAAGCAAAAGGACCTTTTGCAGAGTACGCACTAACAGGAGCAAAAGCTGGTAGAGAATACGGAGTTGCAAATAGTAACAAGCCAGAAAATCTACGTAAGATAAATGACTTTGATTGGTTAAAGGAAAAGTTTAATGCAGGATAAAGATAGGATAGAAAAATTTATACCTATTATGGACGAGCTAAGTCCTACATTCTGTATGGCCAAATGGCATCATACAACGTTGTATTTAGGTACAGGAGAAACACATAGTTGTTATCACCCTGCACCACACAAAATACCTTTGCATGAAATAGAAGCAGATCCTAGTGCGTTACATAATACACAGCAGAAAAAAGCAGAACGCCAAGAAATGATGGACGGCAAAAAGCCTAGCGGATGTCAATACTGTTGGAATGTTGAATGTATGGGTAAAGACTATATAAGCGATCGTAAAGAACGTAACGCAAGTATATACACGCCTGAAAGATTTAATGCAATTAAACAAGAACCAATGGCGAATGTAAATCCACAGTATGTTGAAGTTTCGTTTGGTAATGAATGTAATTTTAAGTGCGGTTATTGTCACCCTAAACATTCTAGCAGTTACTACAAAGAAATTGAAAAAGAAGGTCCGTACACTATGGTTAAGAATCATAGGAATGATATTGACTGGTTTAAAATACACAAAGATGAAGAAACAAATCCGTATGTTAAAGCATGGTGGAAGTGGTGGCCTGAATTGCGTAAGACACTTACGATTTTACGTATTACAGGAGGCGAACCCTTATTACAGCAAAGCACATGGAGAGTATTTGACGAGCTTGAAAAGAATCCTTGTCCTAACTTAGAACTAAACATTAATACTAACTTAGGTGTTAAGCCTATTCTTATTGAACGGTTCACTGACAAAGTAAACAGTTTAGTTGAAAAAGGCTGTATCAAAGACTTTAAAATCTTTACTAGTATTGATACATGGGGACCACAAGCAGAGTATATTAGAACAGGCTTAGACTTAGAGCTATGGGAAAAGAATCTAGACATGTACATGACTAGAACTAATATGCCTTTAACATTTATGGTTACATTTAATATTTTAACTGTAACTAACTTTAGCACATTATTGCAAAAGTTTTTAGACTGGCGTATAAAGTATAATAGTGATAATCAAACTAAGTGGCAGCGTATTAGATTTGATACTCCGTATTTAAAAGAGCCGCTACAATACGATATGAACATCTTACCTAAAGATAAATTTATGCCGTACATGAAAAAGCATTTACAGTTTATTGTTGATAACATGGACGATCAAGATAGGCATAAATTTAGTGAACTAGAGTATGAAAAGTTTAGACGTGTAGTAGACTATATGGAAAGAACACAGTACGATGTTAACAGATTAACAGAAGGTCGAAAAGATTTTTATCAGTGGTTTACTGAATACGACAAAAGAAGAAATGTTAACTTCACTAATACATTTCCAGACTTAAAGGACTTCTACTATGACTGCGAAAAGGTCTGATACATTTTGCATTTTACCTTGGTTGCACATGTATGTAAATCCAGACGGGTCAGTACTACCTTGTTGTGTTGGTGAATGGGACAAACCCTTAGGTAATGTAAGACAACACACAATCAAAGAAATTTGGAATGATAAACCTTATAAGCAGATGCGTAAAAACATGCTTGAAGGAAAACGTTGTGTAGAATGCCAAGCATGTTATAACATAGAAGATGGCGGCGCAGAAAGTTCAAGAATACATGCTAACAGCAATCCATACTTTGGTGATACCACAGGGCTAATAGCACATACAGAAGATGACGGAACATTGCCAGTAATGCATCTAAAACACTTTGATGTACGCTGGAGTAATATTTGTAACTTTAAATGCCGTAGTTGTAGTAGCACATATTCTAGCACATGGGCGCAAGAAGATAATGCACAAGGTGAAAAGAAACCTATCTTCATTTTAGCAGATGGCAATGACAACGATAAGTTGTATAACCAATTCCTTCCACACTTTAAAGACATTGAAACATTTTACTTTGCTGGTGGCGAACCTTTGCTTACAGATAAGCACTATGATATACTAGAACACCTTATTTCAATAGGTAAAACAAATGTGAAGTTAGAGTATAATAGTAACTGTAGTGTGCTAAAATACAAGTCTAAGAGCGTCTTAGAGCTATGGAAACACTTTGATACTATACACATAGGTGCAAGTTTAGATCATTATGGAAGCAGAGCAGAATATATTAGATCAGGAACAGATTGGAATTTAATTAAAAGTAATATACAAAAGATAAAGCAAGAATGTCCGCACATTAAAATGCAAAGCAATACAGTTGTTAGTGTTTTTAATTTATACACACTAACAGACTTTTTTGATTATGTGTTAAATGAGGGCTTCTTTGATATCGAAGATTATTTCCCACAGATGTATAATATACAATATCCAGAATATTACACAGCATCAGTATTAGATGATGCATTTAAAACAGAAATTATTGAAAAGATACAAAGCAAAAAATATAACAAGCATATTGACGATATGCTAAAAGGTGTTGTAAGTTATATAAACAATTCTAAGTTTAATGAAAAAACAAGACAGCAGTTTAAAAATCGTACACACCACTATGACATAATTAGAAATGAAAACTTTGAGGAAACATTTCCTGAACTGAAAGGATTGATATAATGAATTTTTATTTTGATACCATGGACGAATCAACAGAAAATTTAGCTCATCTTTCTACTACAGATGAAACTGATTGGTATCTAACTTCTAAAGGAACAATTATTAAAAATACATTGCGCAGTATGAAGAAGCCTGTACAAGAATTAGTAAACTGTCAACATTCGCCTGGCATATATTATATTGATGTTAATGGAGATCCTTGTTGGTGGACTGGACTTAGTTCTGTACATAATGGTCCAACAGATATTATATCTGCACTGCCAAAGAATATTGTAAAACTAGTAAAGAAAAAAAGATTAAGACTTGTAATTGGTGCTGATAAAGAGGGAGGACCTTTTATACATAAAGCATTAGGTGATGGGTGGCAGCGTATACACGATGCTGCAATCGAAAGAGGCCTGCCGCCTCTATCTGTTTACATTATGCAAGGAAGTCAACTAGTTGAAAAACACTACGAAGATTGGTTAGAGAAAACAGGTAATCCACGTATGTTTGAAGTTGCATATTCAAATCACTTCTTAAAGATATTTATGAATCAATCTATGCCCTACAAGCCATTAATTAAAGGTGCAATGTATAGAGAAGAAAGCAAAGCATTTAACAGTTTAAATAGGGTGCATAGACCGCATAGAGCTGCACACGTAACAGACTTAGGCATTAGTGGGCTATTAGACAAAGGGATTGTTACATGTAACGAAGTTAAAGAAGGTGAAGATCTAAATGCAGAATACTTGATTGGTAAAGAGAATTATGCAAGACATAAAGAATTTACTCCAAGATTCTTTGATGGAGACTGGAGTGTTACAAATGCTGCTAATAGTTTTAATCCAGACTTGTATGCTAATACGCTTTTAACAGTTGTTACTGAAACTATATTCTTTGACGACAGCGTATTTTTAACAGAAAAATTGTTTAAACCTATTATGCTAGGACATCCTTTTATTACACTTGCATCAAGAGGAACACTTGCTGGTTTACGTTCATTAGGATTTAGAACAGACTTTAAATTGTTTAATAAGCCCTATGACTTAATTGTAGATCCATTAGAACGTTTTAAGACTGTGCAACAAAATTTAAAAGAGTGGATTAGTCTTGATTTTAAAACTAAACAAAGACGTTTGCTATATGCATATCCTGCTGTACAACATAACTTTGAACATGCAAGAACACAAGACTTTTATAAAGATGCAATAACTAATTGTATAAAATCAGCGGAGAAATACTTTGAAACAGTTTAATAACTATAAAAGATGTTTTACATTTGGTTGTAGTTTTACTAGATACAAATGGCCAACTTGGTCTGATATCATTAAACAAGAAATACCAGAAACTATAAACTACGGAAAAGCCGGAGCAGGTAATCTTTATATTTCTAATCAACTAGTAGAAGCAAATTTAAGACATAATTTTAACAAAGATGATTTAGTTATTATTATGTGGAGTTCAGTTACACGTGAAGATAGATATAGGCACAAACATTGGATAACATCAGGAAATATTACAACACAAAATAATATCTCTGCTAAGTTTGTATACGATTGGTTTGATTATAGATTTTATCTAATGAGAGATTTAGGACTTATAGAATTAACAAGACAATACATGAAGAACGGACTTGCTGATTTTCAAATGTGGAACATGGCATCTTTTGAGATTAACGATATGATCTCAAATAATCTAAGTGACGAAATGAAAGATACTAACTATGATGATATAAAACAGTTGTATGCTTCAACACTAGCAGCAATAAAACCAGACATACTTAGTACTGTGTTTAACGGTGTATGGCCACAAACACCAATACGCGGACACAACAGCACTGGACAGACTGCTGATTATCATCCTACTCCTGCTCACTATTTAGAATACATTTCTAAATGCTTACCAAATCATAATATAACAGAAAAGATGAAACGATTTGTTGCACACACAAATCAAAAAGTATTAGAAGCAAAAGATTTTCAAGACCTAGAAAAGTGGTGGATAGAAAATGATAACACTCCAAGGAATTTATAATGGCCTGTTTAAACAACGACAATTTACCATATCTTATAACTTACGATAATAACAATCCTCAGAAAGTTACTATAGCTACCAATCCTGCTGAACTAGGACGTATTAAATTAAAACAAGACTATTATTTTATAATGTTTTCTGGGCCAAACAGTTTTGAACATTTTCCGTTAGATACTGTTTTAGATCATCACACTATTCTTAAATTGCAGTTTAAAAAGATATTCTTGGTACTAGACAACTCGTTAGAATACTTTTACGAAAGTGTAGATGCAATTTATAAACACATAGTTAACAAATATAATATTCCAGCAAGTCAGATTGTGTTTTTATCTGGTGTACCTACTATGTACAAGTATACAGTAAAGTACTGTAAGAAAAACAATGCTGAAGAAATTAAAATTATGTGGTTTACTTTATTTGAAAATACTGGTAAAGACACAGTACAACAACGTAGTAGTTTTCCTACTATGGAAAAGAAACGCAAGTACTCTAAAAAATATCTTAATCTAAATAGACGCTGGCGCTTACATAGGCCGCTAATGGTTACATTACTTCATGATAGAGGTTTATTAGATGAAGGTTATGTTAGCCTTGCACCGTCGGACGATAATTTAAATTGGGAACATGTATGGCCACGACTAGAAGAAAATCACAAAGACCATAAAGAAATTTCTAAAGTTTTAAAACGCTCTGCTGACGTGCAGCAGTTGCCGCCGATGTATCTTGATGAAGAAGACCTTGTTACTAATAGAGCAGAACATCAACGATCAATACACAAGTACTATCAAGAAACATATTTTAGTGTAATCAGTGAAACAACGTATTATGAAAACGTTCCATTTTTAAGTGAGAAGATATTTAAATGTATTGGAATGGGGCATCCTTATATAATGGTAGGCTCTCCAAATACATTGCAATATCTTAAAAAGTTAGGATATAGATCTTATCATCCTTATATAAATGAAGGATACGATAAAATTGAAGATCATGGAGATCGAGCAATAGCAATTGTAGATGAAATTGAAAGATTGTGCAATTTGAAAGGTGCTGAATTTAGAGAATGGCATTCCAAAGTGAGAGAAATTGCACACTATAATTATAGGGTATTAACAGGGAGAAACCACTTAGTAAAGCCTATAAATTAGGTGTCTAAAACGCATTTTAAGCGTCATACAGCGTGGTTAACATGCATAAGCATTACTTGTGTATCAGTGTAAAAAGCCAGGCTTAAACAGCGTTTTAATGCCCAAAAGTAAATAACAGTAACTAATCAAAAGGACAGAATAGATGAAAATTGGATTTATTGGACTTGGTAAATTGGGTATGCCTTGCGCAGAAGAGATTGCCAAAAAAGGACATGCAGTAATTGGATATGATGTAGATAAATCGTTAGATAGTGATTATGTTATAGTAGAAGATACTATTAAAGACGTAGCATCAGAAGCAGATATTGTATTCGTTGCAGTGCCTACTCCACATGATCCAAACTATGACGGCAAAGCACCTACAGCACATTTAGAGCCTAAAGACTTTCAATACGATATTGTTATTGATTGTTTACAAGAAGCAAATAAGTATATGAATAAAAAACAAATGCTTGTTCTTATTAGTACAGTTTTACCTGGCACAGTAAGGCGTGAGTTTGTACCTTTAATAACTAACACACGTTTTGTTTATAATCCTTATTTGATTGCTATGGGTACAGTTGCTTGGGATATGGTCAATCCTGAAATGGTTATGATTGGTACAGAAGATGGTACTGAAACCGGCGATGCTAAAGAGCTTAGAGATTTTTATGATACATGCATGGAGAACGATCCAAGATATGTAATTGGTACTTGGGACGAATGCGAATGTATCAAAGTATTCTATAATACATTTATTAGCACAAAGATTGGACTTGTAAATATGATACAAGACGTTGCTGAAAAGCAAGGTAATATAAACGTTGATGTAGTTACTACAGCACTTGCAGAAAGTACACAACGTATCATGGGACCAAGTTACATGAAAGCAGGAATGGGAGATGGTGGCAGTTGTCACCCAAGAGATAATATTGCACTTAGGTACATGGCAAAGAAACTAGATCTTGGTTATGATATTTTTGATGCAGTAATGAATGCTAGAGAAGTTCAAGCGCAAAATGTTGCACAAAAACTTTGTGATATTGCAAAAGAAAAAGAACTTCCTATTCTTATTAATGGTATTGCTTACAAACCAGGTGTGCCTTATATAGATGGAAGTTATGCTTTACTAGTTGCACAGTATTGTACAGAGTACGGCTTTAATCCTATGCAAGTTGATCCGTTAGTATATGGTTCTGATCCAGGACCTTTTAGAGCATGTGTTCTTTTATCTCATCCAGAGCTTTATGTAGAACTATCAGACGACTCCGTTGTAGTTGATCCTTGGCGTTCTTACACTTCAGATAAACACGAAGTTATTCATTACGGAAATACAAGATAAAAAAAGAGAGTTAGTATTTCTACTAACTCCCTAAGTGTGAGAAACTACAATATCTGATCTGTTCGATCTTTTATTTCTTTCTTTAGAAGATCAACATTGATTTTAAAGTCTACTTTCTTAATAGTATCTTTATATTCATTCATAGTCTGTAACATTTTTTTTGCTACACTATCTGGATCATCTGCCTGAAGATGTTCCTTAACATCAATCTCCCAAACTCTACCGTCACTAAATTCTAAAATCATTGCATCTAAATATGCAACAGGCATAGTATTCATGTAGAGGTCGTCAAAAACCTCCGGCCATTCTTTAACCAGATGTTTTGGTGGTTTAAAATAATGCTTACTAGGCACTCTCTGACACTTTTGCTTTAGTAGACTTCTTCGTAGGAACAAGTTCTTCAGCTTGGCGTCTTAGTTGTGCTGCTTCTTTACTTAATCTATCTGCTTGTGAGCGATAAGACTTAGCAAGATCATCGTCACTTAACACACCGTTGTCTTGTGGTGCAACTGCTTCAGTAACAGGCTGTGCTGGTGCTTCTGCACCTGGATTCGCAGCAGTTTCTTCTGGTGCGCCACTTACAAACTTGTGTAGCTCGTCAATGCTAACACCCTTCTGTTCAGCAATTAAAGCGTTAAGTTCACTTAATTGAATTACTGATGAAGATGTAGGTGTCATAGTTACGTTTGATGTGTCAACTTTAATAAGTCTATTATCAGCCTGCATTGATTGTAACATTGGTCTTCCGTCTGGAAAAGAATTTCTAAACATAAACTCACCAAGTTCATATGCTTCTTGAGCTTGATCTGTTTCGATTAGTTTCATTAAACTGTCATGATAGATATCAGGTAATGTTGCAGTTTGTAGTACCAATGCCTGATTTGATTCACCTGGAATAGTTCTGAATACTACAACTACAGCATCGCCAGTGTTGGTCATTTTACCAACGTGCTTCATTTCTTTAGCCATTGTTAATTCCCCCTTCAGGTGCTCCTGGTGCAGCAGCCTGTTGTTGTTTAACAACATGATCTAAAAATGCTGTTAGTTTGTTAAATGCTTTACCAACTGCTTCTAATTCAGTTGCTTTAAATGCACCTCTTTGTGTAGCAACTTCAATAATGCTTTTTACTGCATTAAGGTCGCTAATGTTAAGATCTGGTGCTGCTGGTTCCCCAGCTTCTTGTGCAGGTGCGTTTTGATCTACACCTGGTGTAGGAACAGGACCACTTGTTGGTGCTGCTTCTGTTGCCGTTTCCGGCGTTTTATTTTCTTCAGCCATTCTAGTTTCTCCTTAAGTATGGACAAGCTAACATAAAGTATGTTAGTTCTTTCTCTTCTTCAAACCCTACAAATGTAACAGATTTGAATTTATTTTCTTTAGCAGCCGGATATGTATTAATACAATACCTACCACTAGTATTAGTCTTAACCCACTCAGATAATCTACGATCAACACGATCTGAATCCGATACCTGCATCTTTGCAAAATGCGGAGGCATAGTTTTAAGTTCTCTTGAACGCAGTACTTCTAATGGATTAAGTTCTATCATCACTAATATTTATTATATGCTATGTTAATGAATGTTATTCTTGGTCCGCGGTTTCTTCAGATAATCGTTTGGACAATGCTTTATTATAGCCCATTTTACTGATATCCCCACTAAACAAATACAATTCAAAAGCAGACCTTTCTTTAAGTACAGTTATTGATTTCTTAGTTATATAATACGGTGATTCGATAAAATTGTCAAGCCATAAAAGCACTTTAGGTGTTATTTTAAATTGTTTTGGAAAATCTACTTTATAGGTTTTAATCTTTGCTATCTGTTCTATGTGGACTATTGCTTCTTCCGTTAGACGTAGCCCGCCAACATCACGAATGTTATACCACCATAATGTTCTCTTATTCTTTATGTCGGGAGTGTCAAAAGGCTGATCAGCGGCTTTCAGAAATACTTTTGTATAGTTGTCCTTTTGATCCATGTGTCATTACTCTTCTTTCGCTCCAGAAGTTAGTGTGTATACCGCAAAGTCCTTTACTTGGAAAAGTGTGTTTAGTTTTTTTGCTAGGTTCCTAGCATGGCCAGGATTAGAAAACGATACTTTTTTATACTTCGGTCCAGGATAGCTCGATACCATACTTCCGCTTTTTAAGTTAAACGGCTTTCCTTTATAGAAGACCGCCCAAATTGCTTCGCTCTCTAATATTTGTTCTGTCTTATATGATTCTCGATTCACATGTTCGAGAAGCACTGTTGGTTTTGGTCTACTCATTATACGTAATCCTTTTAATTAACTACGTATATATTTATCCTTTTTTAGAACTGTCCGCCTTCAAATTTCACTTCAACTTGTTCGCTATTCTGCTTGATCTGCTTTAATTGCTCATCTATAGACGCTACAACAGTACCTAATTTAGATGTAAACATAGATAGCTCAATTGCTAGTGATCGTGCTTCTTGTATGCTTATTCTAACGTCTGATTGCTGTGATTTCTCTGCAACTGCAATTCGTTGTAGTATTTTTTCAATGGTAGGAAGTGACTGCGGAAGGCTATTTGTTGACATTAGATAGTACCTGTTTCATCTCTAAATCAGTCTTAAATGGCCCTTTATACGCATACCGTTGTAGTGTAATGAGCTTCGGACAGAACGATTTAACCCATCCTTTATCGAATTTAATAACATAATACCCTGAACAATACAAGCTCTTTGAGTCTTTGCTCTTTGTAAATAAAGGTAAACGCTTCTGTATATCGTACATAGAGTTGTGTGGTTTAGTACTACACTTAAAGCCATGTACTTCTTTAGGATCAGAATCATCTGCTTCTTTTACAATTTTAGCAACAAAAAAGTCTTTTCCATAGTCACTTAAGATACTTTTCTTATTATGATAAAACTTAACACCGTTTTCATTACTAAAGACAAACTTATCTTCGTTCTTTCTTAGCGTACCAATTTTTTGGCCTTGTTCTTCAACAATCCAAAATTTATCTTCTAAAACAGGTTTTGCTTTAAATTCTGTTGTCATACTGTGTACCTCGCATTTAATGGTTCAGCGTATGCTTGTGCTTGATCTGATATTTTCTTTAAGTCGTATAAATTACAGAATTTCATAAGTCTTACACCAACCTGGCTAATATTTTTATCTGCATCAATTGACTCTTGAATAGTACCTGTAATTTTATCTTTTACATCTTCAGGCTGTGCAGTAAGATCAATTAATGTAACGTTACGTTGATAGTCATCTAGTACACGATGTTCTTCACCGTTATGATCTACCCAACGTTGTAGCATCAAGTTATTCCAGTTATAGCCTTTAAGGTCTTTATCCTCAAATGCTTCTAGTAAACCAACTTTATTTCTTGTGCCTTTTTTACGTACACCTGGATAAGCACTAAACACATTGTCACTAGTGTCACCACGCATACATTTCTCAAACAACAACCATTGCGGATCTGGAACAGTCTTAGGCTCCTTAGTCTTTTTATCAATAACATGATTGCCCTTCTTATCAAAGTAACCTTCATGTGTAGTTGTTACTTCTTGTACACCATTGTATAGTTTTACATTAGGTGCAATTAGTTGCTGAAAGTCTGTGTCTGTAGAAACAACAACATGATCTACATCTGGGTGTTGTTGTATCCAACCAGCAATTAAGTCATCTGCTTCTAATTCTTTATGTTGTAATACAGTACAGTTAGTTTTTTCACTTACAAAGTCTTTAAATGTATCAAATGCTTCCCAAAAGATAGTATCTTCTTCTTGCTGTTTTTCTGTAAGTGCATCACGAGCAACTTGCCTGTTACGCTTGTAAGGCTCATAATGGTCCTTACGCCAACTACGACCTTCTAAGCAGAATACAACATGTGTGCCATCAAAGTCTTGCCATGCCTTCTTAATGCTGTTAAGTGTAATATGGAAAGCCATACCTAACTTAATATCAGCATCACCGTTAATTACATGTCTTGCACGGAAGAATGTATTTGCTGTATCTACTAGAATGTGTGTCATTATTTGTTATCTCTTTTTACTGTTTCAATATCTATATTGCCTGTTGCCATGCCTTCTAATGGACCGCCGTAGTCACCATCAACAACAACATTAGCGCAAAGCTCACGGAACCAACGATCAATAATTTCTTCTTCTTTATCATTCTCAACTCCGTATCCTTCTTTAACTAATTGTAACACGAAATGCCTATTCCAGTCAAGCTCAAAAAAGCCATTTCGGACATTTTCTTTGTTAACGTGTGTTTGTATAACACCTACCCACGGTTCTTTCTTCTTAGTCGCAAGTTCTTTTGGACTAAGTTGTTTATTCTTTTCTTGTTCTTTGGCTTCGTTAACTTCTTTAATTTTATCTAAGCCAAGCATTTTTGTTAAAAATGACATATATTCTCCTAGGTTCCTATTGCATTACCAAACAAGTATACGTGTACCCTTGCGGCTACATTATATCCTCTTTGAAATGCTTTTTGTGCAACTGCACCTGCACCTGCTGTTTGTTCTTCTTCTCTTGCACCTGTTGGCATAATCCATACTGGCCAATCAACACCAACACTTCTAAATTTTTCAACTGCTTCTTCCATTTCATCCCACTCACGCTGTTTCGGACCTACAACAAATTTAAGTTGTCCTTTTGTAGATGCCTGTAAATATTCAGCAACAAGTTCGGGCTTGATAGCCTTTTCAGGTTTCTCACCTGATACAGTAAATAGTTTAGGACTACAACTGAAAAATATTTCTGTGTCAATACTCTTAGCCCATTCTAAAAATGGTTCTCTAAGTTTTTGTGTACCGTTAGTTTCAAATGTCATGCTACCAGGCAAATTGCCTTGTCTTTTTAATTCGTTATATATACCTACCACTGCTTGTTGTCCTGTAACCATCAAAGGTTCGCCACCTGTAAAACACAAGTGTTGATGTTGTTTACTTACAGGATGTAAAAACTTACCTTCTGGATTGCTATCATTCTTTATGCAGTCGACAATCTTATTTGCCATAGCAGTAGGAGTTTCTTGACCCATTAGTTTCTTAAACTTCTTAGCCCAAGTGTAACTACTATCACACCCTTTTTCCCATACAGGCAAGTCCTCAACACGTTTTACACTATCAACATCAAAGTCCTCAAACGGCAATTCATATGTATCTGGATTAGTTGGATCTAATTGTCCAAACCCATTACATTGTAAATTGCACAAGAAGAATCTAATCCAAGCAGTCGGAACTCCTGTGTAATGTCCTTCTCCTTGAATACTATAAAATATTTCAGAATAGTAAAACTTTTTTTCTATTGTTTTACTAAAGTCGTGTTGTTCGAGTGTCTGTATTTTATCGTTCATAGTACTATTATACCTTCTTTCCACCAGGTTTGTCAACCTTTTTAATAGTGTAAGATTGGCCAGGCATATGCTCCTCCCAAACGAGGTCATCTCCAATATCCCAACCCATTTGGTTAAGAAGATCCGTTGGTAGAGGTAAGATTAACTCTTTTGTGTCCGGATCTTCTTCAAGTTTAATTTGCCAACCCATGTTAGCTAAAATGCTTGTCTAGCATTTCAAGTCTATCAGTTGCAGCAGCCATTTTATCCAATTCTTTTTGGATAGTTTCAACAATATCAGAATGTTCTCCAATACCGACTACCTGCTGCATATAGACTTCAATATTTGCTTTGTGCACCGCAATGTCTGCTTCTGCATGTTTACGAGCTGCACTAATTAAAGTTTCTCTCAATGTCATAACCTTTCCTTAATATTTTTGCTTTGATGGGATGACGCCTCTGACGCCTCCTTTCGGATCTTCCATGTCCCCATTACGACGGAATATTAAATGTACATGTGGATACATGACTGTTTGTCCTGCACTTTCACCTACATTTAAACCTATATTGTAACCTGTGATATTAGTCTTTTCACTTGCAACATTATCATAACCCATAGTAATAGCAAAGTTAAAACATTTCATAATGTTTTCTTGTGTTGCTTCTTTGGGTACAACTAATAAATGTCCTTCGGTTACAGGATACTTGTCACGAAAAACAGTAAAGTCACGTGTGTCTATTTCAACTTCTGTCCACGGTGCTCTTTGTTCTTCTCTTGCTATTTGTAAAGTATCAGCCTTCATTAAAAGCCTCTTCGAATTGCGTTGTTAAATTGCCTTGGACCTGGAGTAGTAAATTCAAAACCAAATGCATTTCCTACAAATACTCTACCGTTCCACTTCATGTGTATCTTATTGCCTGCCATAAAGATTTTTAAATAATCTTTAGGTTCAATACGATCAACTTCTGCTTCAGCAACTTTGCCATTGTCGGTACATGTAACTGTACATTTATTATCATAGGTCGTCATATTTACTCCTGATCTTTTTTAGTGTTATCGTTCTTTTCCATATTTTCCATGAGCTTCTCACCAACTATTCTATCCTTAGTGATTCCTAGCCATGTCTTAATAAACTTAACCATGTTCAATATACCTCTTCAATTCTTTATCTTCTACATCTGATGGTATATCATTTTTATAAAATATTCTGTAACTATCATTACCGTATTTTCCTATACCATATAATTCAGTTGCATCTTCTCCGTTCCAGTTTTCAATCTGGACACTCATCTTATATATTCTTTTTGCTCTTACACGTTGCATACCTAACGGCTCTAATAATTCTTCTAGCATAGGAATAGTACAACTACGCAATAAACTATGTGCAGTAGGATACTTGTTAAACAATTTTGTAAGAACAGGCTTTGTTTGTCGCCTGTTTACTTGATTTAAACAAATAACACCAACCATATGTTGCCATACGTTTGATACTTGTTGTTGTACCATTAAATCTTCACGCATAGTCAGCAACATTTTCCCAAGGATAAACTAACCAAACATCTTCCTCGGCTTTATTAACTTCATGACATGTATAATCTACCTTATCAAAATCACTTGCTAGGTTTTCAGTAAGTGATGCAAAGCGAACATTTTCTTGCCAAATGTCTTGCCATGCTTCGCTATCAGGTAAACAACCTGCTTTCCAATCTTCCATAATCCAATTAAACGTAGCACCAGTGTCATTGATGTCATCTATAATAAGAATATTTTTACGTGCTTTAGGATAACTTTTGCCGTCACCATAACCAAATGCATCTTCTGCCATCCAACAGTTGCTTTCGCTATCACGACTATCATCACGTAAACTTACTTTCAATGCTTCGCAACGTATGCCAGTCATGTTACTAATAATAGTAGCAGGAACATTCCCACCTCTTGTTATTCCTACAATATAATCAGGCTTCCAGTTACTTTTGTACATCTGATTGACTATGCTTACACACATTTTTTCAACATCTTGCCAACTATAATAGTGCTTCTTAATCATTATTTTAAGTATTCCTCGTTATGTATCCACTTACCATTCTTAACAAAACCCCATTGCTGTGCTTTCTTACCCATATAAAAAATGCTCCAACAAGGAATTTCATTCCCATCTTTATCTTTTGCAAGTTCTAACCAATGTAAATCTTTTGCTGTTCTAAAACGTATACTACCAGGACCACGCCAAAACTTACCTTCTGGTGTATGTTCCCAATAGCCGCCTTTTAGAATTAATGCTCCCCAACTCCATGGGTGATCATGTAGTGTAGGTTCATCACTTACTAGTACTTTGTGTAGTGTAATATTAAAAGGAAAGTCTTTTCTGTCTTTTAAAAACAAATAGTATCTAACCAAATAAGGAATACTACCAGTCCTATCATAGATAGTACGCTTTCTTCCAACCCATTCTAAAAACCTTGTTAACATTTGTGAATATAACCTCTCTTCACATTTTTAAAAGTTTCTGTTACTCTTTTGTTATACTCATCTTCGTCAACTGCAATACTGTTAAGTTTAGTTTCCCAAATCCTACGAGTATCTTCAGGCAACATTTTATTAGCAAGTACCTTTTTAATATTGCTAATTCTATGCAGTTGTTTTGTTTCCGAATATGGTCCCATAAGTATACCTTTCATGTGATGTATCTTTTCGACTATTCATTAGTCTTTGCACTGTCATGCCATGCTTTTCAGTCATGTCAATTAATCTAATACCTTTTAGATTATACATAAGTGCTTCTGCTGGAGTAAGCGCCATGCAGTCCTCAGGCTTCTTTGGCTCTGATACACTGTAAACTCTTTTCTTATGAATGTTCATACTATCTCCTCTATAATGCCTAGCACTTCTGCTAAGGCAAAGATTGCTCCGGCTGCTATAAAAAGCAAACCAAATTGTTCTAACATATAGCCTCCGTAAATTAAACACCCACAGCCGACTATTCTAAATATACTCTTTACTAAACTTACAGCAAAATGATTATCACCTGGATCTCTATTTGCTGGAACTATTATTTTTTCTGGTATTGGCATACTACTCCTTAACAAGCAAACTGTTGTTGCAGTTTAACATTATCCATAAACTCTTTCTTAGTTGCAGGATCATTTTTAAATGCACCACGTAATACAGTTGTTTGTGTTAAACTGCTATGTGCTTTAATACCTCTGTTTTCGCAACAACCATGTGTTGCTTGTACATAGACACCTACATTTTCACTACCTGTTTCTTTTTGTATTGCGTTTGCAATCATAACATTTAGTTCTTCTTGTAGTGTTCCACGCATAGCACACCATTGTGCAATCCTTGTGTATTTGCTAAGACCAAGTAACTTAGGACCAGCAATAATACCAATGTATGCTACACCTTTAACAGTCTGATGATGATGTGAACACAAACTTGTAAGTTCACTACGTACAACTAGCATACCTTCATAACCATCTTCGATGTAGTTAGGAAAACTACTTGGGTTAGGCATTGGATTATAACGTCCACTCATAATTTCATTGATGTACATCTTTGCCATACGCCTTGCAGTATCTTGACTGTTAGGATCTGTTTTTGTATCAATCAACAAGTGCTGTAACACATTTTCAAAAGCAGGAACTGCTTCTTCGATAAGTTGTTGTTTATCGCCTTCTTGAAGCACTTCACTGATATTGTCATTCGCCCAATATCTAAGACCTGCTTCTTCTAAGCGTTTTTTAATTTCTTTTACTTTTTCCATTTATTTCTCCGATGTTTAGGCAGTGGATTGCCTTTTTAATAATATTATTTTAGCACCTTTAGTAGATCATTGCAACTGAAATATTTTTCATTCAGTGTTTCTACTTGTTTATTTAGGCTAGGAAGAAAACTTTTGTAATTTTCCATATAGTCAATTACACGTTCTTTCACAGCCTCTCTATTGGAAATATAGGTTTTCCAATCTATTGTCCAATTACTAGGATATTTGAAAGGCAGCAAACCCATTTCAGTATAACTTAATCTGTCTGGTACCATAGGCAATGCTCCAACAAGAGCACCTTCATACCAACTAATACCTAGTGTTTCTTGCAAGTTAGCACTAAACACAAGTTTTGCTTCTCCTAGTAAGTTGTGATATTCGTTCTTTGATAGTTCACGTTCTTGACAAACTACCCATTCATATTGTGGAAGTTGATCAGCAAGATCACGGAATATTTCAACTTGCTTTTCAGGAGCAATCCTATGAGGGAATAAAATTAAGTCACGCTTTGGCATTCCTTTGTACATAGTTAATGTACTATCCATATAATGAAATGGCCAACCAGTTTGTACAACTTTAGATCTATCTAGTTCTGGAAATGATTGAAAGAACATATCTATATGAAACTCTGTTGCAAAATAATTATGATCATAACATTCAAACATACTACGTTCTGCATTTCTAACCCAAGGCTTATCACCTATTAGTCTGCCTAAAAAATCTTGTGGATCATAACTACCAGCATGCCACATACCACCAATGCGAATGTTAATACCCAATAGTTCTGCCATGTAGCGTAATTGTACCACTGTAGGATTCCAGGCATCAGTGTACAGAAAATAATCGCCGTCCTTAACTTCTCCATTACAAAACGCCTCTGCAATTTGCTCTAGTTGTTTACTTTTATAAACATTAGTTCCGCCAAAGTTAAGAAACGCCCCAGGTGTTGTAGCCTGAGGCGTATCTCCTCCGTTAACTACATGAACGTCATGACCGTTGGCTTTTAGCAGTTTAGGAAATTCAGTTTTCCACTGCTTAGTGTAACGTGTTTCGACTGCTTCTAAGTCAACAAGCCATATTTTCATCTAGTTTCTCCGTTTGTTAAATTTGTTTCGAAACGCCCTCTTATGATTGTTGCGATTCTCGAAAGCCCTCCATGCGCGACTCTCTTTTTTATAGAGATCTTTTTCATTAAACTTAAAGCCGTTGTAACGACAAAAGTCTCTATACAAGTCAAGATCATTGAAGATCTTAACCACCTCAGGGCGGTCTTGCCAGTAACCCATTTTAGGTCTCCTTTAATAACTAGCATACTCAATGTGGGCACCGTTCTCTCCATCTTCGGAGACATCGATGTGGACTTCACGTCCGGGATATTTGTTTGTAATTTGATGCCACAAATCATCTGACATCATTTCACAGGACTTATAGTCAAGTTCTAATGTTTTTTCTGCGTATAACTTCTCCATCCAACGTTTAAACTGAATAAACTCAATATCTCTGTCATTGTGTGTTACAGCGATACCTACTTTAAAATGGAATATGTGTCTGTGTGGATAACCCAAAAAACTTACATCATATTCATCACCTGTTGCAAGACTAGGATCATCTAGTGCCGCAGGATACTTGTGGATACCTTCTTTTGTAAAGGTTACCCAAATCATTCGCTTTGCGTTTTGCAATGCATTTTCTTTGCCTTGTTTCATATCTTCTTCTCTCATTCTACGCCCCATGTAGTCGTAATAACGTTCTTGTTTCATTATAGCACCCTTTAATTCTAGTGTCAATCATTATCTACGATATCATCATTTTCATATTCACGCCAAGGTGTAAATTTTGAACGGTCCATTAGTTCGTGTATACTGTGTGTCCAAACACCTGGATTTGTTGCTTTAAAATCTTTGTCATCAATTTTAATTGTAGCATTGTACCCAAACTGTTCAATATAAGGAATAGGTACACGCAGTTGCGGAATAAAGTTGTCAAATTCAATTAAAGAACTTTCAAGCATATCTTCCGCATTTGCAATTGGAATGTCCAAAGTGCAACAAATGTCATCATCTAGGAATGGTTCGATCATAGCCTCCCACTCACCGTAGTCTGAATCTTGACTTGGTTGAAAACTGTGGTTTGCACCAAAGAAGATATGTTCGCAATCGTTCTTTGAATACTGGCTGGCAATTTCATCAACGCTTTGAAGTCCTGTTACGAACAATGTTTTCCTACCATATGCAGGAGTATGTTCTACTTCAACACCAACAAAATATGTTGCGTCACTGCTTGTGCCTTGTTTGTATGACCTTTTCATAATTACTTCCTATTGACTTTCGTTACCAAAGTAGTGCGTAAATGCACCTTTGACGTTATTAAAGATACCAACAATTTGTTCTTTATTATCTGCAAGTTGGTCTTTACCCTGTTGCCAACTATCTTTTTGATATGCTACAGTATCGTTATATTCTTGAATAACAAACTGTGATACCTTGTTGTTTACCGCAAAGTCTTTTGCGCCTTCAACATTCTTGATAATTGGATTATCATTTGCCTGTGCTATTGTTGCAAACATAATTGCTGCAACTATTGTTACTAGTTTCTTCATTTATGCCTCCGTTAGTTCACTTTCTAGTTTATCTAGTTCAGTGTCTTCTCTGTCGTCAGTCCATGGAGTTTCTTCTTTACCTTCATCATCAACTTCAACGAACAACGAATTCGAAATGTTTGTAACACCTCCACGTAGTCTTGCACCTTCTAAGTTTTTAAGGAAACTGTCTGCTTCTTTAATCATTGCAAACGCTGCCTCTTTAGTAGGTTGTTCGAACAGTTCTTCAATAAAACGATCGAAGTACAAAATGTTACGTGGTACCCATTCCGAATATTCATCACTCTTATCTGCGTCTTTAACTTTACGCCATAGTCTCCAATCTGGTCTTACTTTCTTAATTTCAATGTCAGTAAGTTGATTAGCACGTTGTACTGCTACAATGTGACAGTAAACATTATGTGCCATCATTAATGCATAACCAAAACTATCCCAACTAGTTTTACCTTCTTTACCAATCTTGTTCAACATGCCAGGAGCATAATGACAAATGTCAGCAATAGATAAACGTCTACCAATTTCACTTTCGAATGGAAATGGAATATCATGTTGATTAGCAAGTGCTTTATTATCTGGAGCCTTGTCCATAATCACTGACCAACGCTTTGCTGTGTGTTGTGCATTTGTATACACAAGACCGTGTGCAGTTGCAATAAACGGACTAGCACAGTCAAAACTTACTGTAAAGTTTTCGTTGATGTGTTTACGTACTTGTCTTTGAATACTAGTTAAGTAACATGACCAATCAAGTTGTGCAGTACCTAAGAAGTGCATCCAGTCCTTGCCTTCTAACATACCATCAAATTTCAAAGTCATTAACCTACGTAATGTAATAGGCATCTTGCACATATTAGCACCGCCCATTGCCCAACCTTCACATGCTTTATCGCCCCAAACGTTTGGATCGGAGAACTCTTTAACACCTTCGTACCACTTCTCAGCAGTATCCCAGTCTGATCCTTGTAAAACGTTTAAGAACTTTGTAGCACCAAGTCTACGTTCTAACCAATACTTGTTATTGTAACGTGTCTTGTCTAAGCAATCTTCAAAACTTTTAAGTCCTGTTTTAGGAGCATGAATATGATCACAAGCCCAAGTCGGAACATCAAGTAGCATTGACCAATCTGCTGTAAGCTCTAGCCAATTAAGAATATCATCACGTGTTTTGTTTGCGGCAGCACCTTCAAAGTTTAACCAATCAAATTTAAGAACACCTTTACCAACCTGATAACCACCCGAGTCACCTAGTATCATAGTGTTATTTCTATCACGTTCTTGGACCATGGCATCTTGTGTCATAGTCTTTTCTAAGTTTAATTGTGCGTGACCTGCGGAATACAAACCATATTTGTATGTGTAGTATCCTGCGTCTGCATTAAGGAAGTTCATACCTTCTATTCCACGATCAAATCCTTTAGGAATACGATCGTTCGGAACAAACTCTCCTTGCCTCTGTTTAGCAATATATGTGCTAAAGAAAGAACTAATCGCTGGTAGATACACAGCATAGTCCTTTTGTAATGGTGTTAAGTTGACTGGTTTCATAATATTATTTAGGCCGCCTGTGCTGGAATGATATATTTGTATGAAGCAAGTCCGCTGTCTAATTCAATTTGAATAGCACCTTCATTACTCAAGCTCATCTTAGTGTTGTTAACATCTGCAATTTTTAAGATTGCAAGTACACTTGCTACAGGCCATGTCCAGCCTCTGTCCAATGTTCCTTCAACATCTTGTGCAAATACAAACTCACCACCATGTGATGATGCATCACCAAAGATAAACTTTAAGTTAGTACCGTCAGTCTTTGCTAAGAATGTAGGATGTTCGCTGTTAGCGCCTGCTTGGAAATTAAAACGCTGTACTGCTGGAAGTGAAGGACTTACTTCTACGTCCCAGTTAACACCTCTAAACTTAACAGTTTTCATCTTTTCGTTGATGTGTTCTGTAAGCATAAACTGATAAGTGTTTTTAAAGTCTGCGTCTTTGTTTACAAATTCTAATCCTGTAGGAATAGTTGCACCATTGCGTTCACCTGACTTTACAGTAATTACAGCATCTTTTTGATACTCACTACCGTCAAGTAAATATTTTAGTTTTTGCAACTGCGGCATACCAAATACGCCAATCATATCCGGATAAGGATTATGTGTAGTTGCTTCCATTATAACTGATCTGTCATCAGCCATTGAAAACATAGTAGTTGAACCTTCTTCGCCTGTAATCTTTACAGTTGTAAGAAAGCCCAAGTTTTGTGTATGTTCCACAATATCTTTTAGAATGTCTTTCATTATAGAGTTCTCCGTTTGTTAATATACATTATATTTAGGTTTTTGTTTAATTGCAAGAATTTTTTTAACCAATTTAATCAAAATCAAACAATTTGTTAAAGTTGTTATCACTTCTTGTAGAGCTGATATCCCACTCTAACACACCAATAAGGTTACCTAGCTTTTCATCAATTACTGAATTTTCCATTTCAGCATCGTTGAAAGGCAGTTTTTTAAACCATTCTGGCAAACGTAATTCATCTACAGGATACGCAACACTAGTGAATCCCATAGGGTTATCTTTAACTTTACAAACAATTACTTTCGCACCATCTGTAATAGTTATGGAATATTTGTCATCTTCCATACGCTTTAAGGTATTCCAATTAATACTTGCACGAACATGTCCAGGCATATTTGCTTTACCTTGTTTCTTTTCTTTGTTGCCGTACTCAGTAATCTTGTTTGCACGTTTCGGACTACCTTTCTCCCAACCAGGTCTTGTTTTAAATTCAGTTCTAAATTCTGTAATGTAATCTAGTACGTCTTGTTGTTCTTTACCTGCTAGTACCATTTCTAATACATTACTCAAAAAGTCTTGAATAACAACAGGAGTATCAGAACGTTTCAAGTCTAAACCCATTGCTTTGATCTTACCTGGCTTTCCTTCAGTATCTACACGCTTACCTTCTACGTCATAGTACAGAACTGCATATCTTTTCTTTGTAATAAACAGACCTTTACTTGCAACAATCTCTCTTGCTGCCGCAATAACATCTGATCTGCTTTTAGGACAATGGAAAGTTTCAGCCATAAACTTAGGAAACGTAGTATTTGCTTCATCGCAGATTTGATCATACAATGCCATAACACTATCTTTATCCCAAGGAATGTTTCCTTTATCAATCTCTTCTTTTAACGTACTGTATGCACTAAAGTAAGATGAATCAGTATCACCATACACAATTGACTTACCTGTATGGTTGTACTCGCCTGTAATAATCTCATTAACCTTTGCACTCATATGCTTAACAATCTGTCTACCTGTAAGTGTAGTTGACTGTCCAATACGGTTATCAAAGAATCTACAACCTGGATTAAGAATAGCACCATACAAACTGTTAAGTAGAATCTTTTTAACAAGTTGTCTTTTTGCCCAGTACTCTTCTTCGATAGGATTCTTTGCTTTGATTGCATCACGCATCTTTGCCTGCATTTCTTTACGTTCTTTATACCAACGTTTTAGCAGTCCAGGAATAACACCTTCTTTTTCATATGTAAAGATGGTACCATTAGCACTTAGCATCCAAGGCTGATTGCTTTCAAAGATTAAATCATATACTTGTGCCGCACTAATTGTATCGCTTTTGTCGCTGTCTTCCCAGTCGATAGTAATCTGCCTACCTACTTCACGTTCCATAACAGAGTCAAACTCAACAGAACCAAATTGTCCTTCCCAAGCATTTGCAAAACTTTTACCTTTTGCCATTTCGCCTTCAATACGTGCTTTTGTTCCGTCTTGTCTTAGTTGTCCTACAATTGTTTCAGGACCCATATTCAAAGCTCTAATAACAGATGGATACAGTGAATTCAAGTCAACACTACCAATCCATTCATGAATACCTTTCTTAGGATATGCAACATAAGCACCTGCCGCAGGCTCACTACCTGGTTCACGTCTTACTCTGTTAGGAACAATAAACCCACGTCTGTGTGCTTCGTTAATAATACCTTGTTCTGTAACAGCAACAGCACCCATAGTAGTTTGAATAAGAACTGTATTCTCATGTGCAACAGTATTAGCAAGATCAATAAATTTAAGTTTCTTATCTAGTTTGTCAAGTAGTGCAGTATCTTGAATGTTATATTCAATAAATGTTCTAAAGTCGTTGTTGTAAAGTGAATCAAGAGAACCTTCATAAACTGTTTTTGTTTCGCCAACTTCTAGTTCGCCAATAGCATCAAGTCGATATGTATGACGTTCTTCGTAGTTATATTTTCTATAAAGTTCTAGTGAGTCAACATGCACTCTACCAATTAAATCATATGTAACAGATGTTTTACCAAACTTTTCATACTCACGTTTTTTAGGATACTGATTCCAAAGACATAATCTTTTTGTATCTTCTTTGCTTAACGTTTTTGTAATTCTATTAACTGTGTACGGAATATCAAATCCTTCGCTGTTCCAGCCACTTAGTACATCAGCATCTTGTATAAGATCTAAAAATGCATCTAGCATTTCGCTTTCTTTTTCAAACAGCACAACATTGTCAATGCCTTCAATAGTTTTCTTTGCTTCTTCCATTGAAAGTGTCTTAGGCGGAATAGCAAGACATACCATTGTTTCCATCCACTGCATGTATACAGCAATTGAAGTAATAGGCATAAAAGCATCTTCAGGAGATGCATAACCTCGCTCAGGATCAAAGTCAACCTCAATATCAAAAAACGCAACGTTTAGTTTAGGTGCGTCTTGATTGAGATAGTTGTCCTCAAGCATTCTATAAATTGGATTGATGTCGCTCTCATAAAGTTTTTTGTTGCTGTGAATAGCAAGTTCTTTACGAAGTTCTTTGATGTTTTTACAAGTTACCCTTGATAATGGTTTGCCATAGATGGATTTATATTTTCCTCTAGGATCCTCGTAATAAAAAATATGTCTGGGATTGTATTCTCGATAATGACGTTTGCCTTTATCGTCACGTTCAACAACGTTGATGGTGTCTTGCCCTCTATCATAGAAAGCGTCTACGTAACTCATGTTTTCTCCTGTATGTCACTTCTGGCTGACAAGTACCTAATAAGCAGTTTGTGGCCTGCGATTACCTTCTTCATTAATACTTATCTTTCTACTTACAGTGTGTATAGTAAACCGGCTACACCAACTAATGCTAATGTAAGGTTAGTTACAATTAGTGCAGGTTCGTTCCACATACAACTTACGATTAACCAAATGAAACTACCAAGTACTAATACAACAGGCCCTGCAGGATAAAATCCTAAAGCATTAATGCCTGTGCCAAGTATTAGAATAACCGTGGCAGTCCATTTTAAAAATATATCTGATTTTAATATCATACATGTATTATACGATATTTTTAGGTTAATGTCAAGTACTAAATTATATTAAGTGCAACAAGAAAGCCAAAAACGTTTATACATGCAAAGTACCCTGTTAGTAGCATAACCCAAGCAGCACCACGTCTTACTGATGCGTAGCACTGTGTTACACTACCTACAAAGAAAAATGGATATATAATAACCATATTTGGATCTTGTGCATTAAAAGCAAGTGTTAGACTTGCTATTACTGTAAAGATAAAACTAACTAGCTCAAAACCAAATGCTGTGGTGTCAGACTTATAACTGTCTATCCAAAAGTGTTTTATCTTTTCCAATTATTCACTCTCGGTATTACCGGACGGTAAATTATTTGTGATTCCAAGAATGCCTTCGATGTCTTCCCACTCTTCTAAGTGTTTAGCCCAATCGTCTTTGTGAGCAATTTTAATTGCTTTATTAATTACTGATGGTTTGATCTGTAGTTCTTCTGCTACTGCTTTTACAGTATCCTTAAGACCTTCATTAAGATCCTCTACTTCACGTAGAACATTTGAACCTTCTTTGATCAATCTCTCTAGTTTAGCCTTTTCTTCTGGCCCGTACATTTTTGACATAAATTATTCTCCTGGTTGAAGTACTATTATATAGTCATAAAAAAAGCCAGTCAAGTTAATAACTGGCTTTAGTTTAATTTTGGTTAATTCTTTTTACTTATTTTGCATTACAATCACAATGCTTACAAGTCGGTTTGCAATTACAGTCTGCTGCTTTTACATCTGCACCGCAACACTCATCTGAGCAATAGCCTGCTTTTGCTTCACTCAGTCCTTTTTTTTTGACTCAGTAAGTCCGTCTTCGTCCATAACGTCATACATTTCAAAACGTCCACCGTTACGCTCGTAAATCAATCCTGCAAAAATTTCTGCTTTGTTTGACTCTTCAACTTTTGAAGTAGCAACTCTTTGAGCCCAGTTCCAAAGTGTTTCGTCAACTGGATCAATTTGCTGTTGTCCACCGCTTTCTTTTACAAGTTTTAGCATTTCAACAAATGACATGTTTGAAGGATCTTTAATAACTTCAACTGACTCGTTAACTGATTCTTTCATGTCTTTTTTGCAATCGTCGATCATGTCTTTTAATTTCTTTTGATCACAGTCTGGATGCATTTTGCAAATTTCTGCTTTAGACTTACCGTCTTTACACATTTTCTTTATGTGTGCTTTGGATGGCATCTTGCCGTCTTTTGCTTCGTTAACTGACTCGTTAGTTTTCTTTGCTTTAACTTCAGACATACATGCTTCGCACATCTCTTTTAATTTCTTTTGATCACAGTTTGGATACTTCTTGCAAATTTCATTTACTTTCATACCTTTGCTGCACATCATTAAAATGTCTTTCTTCTTAGGCATTTTTTCTGCTGTAATTACGTCTGCTGCTTCTTCAACTGACTCTTTCTTTTTGCCGAAGAATTTCTTTTGCTTATCTGACATTTCTTTTTTGCCTGACTTCTTGCCGCCTTTAGCATCTTTAGCAGCTTTCTTCATTGGCTCTTTCTTGTTACCGTCTTTGTCTAAGTCTAAAAAGTCTGGCTTACCTGCTTCAGCAACCATGTCATCGAACTTAGCTCTAAATGACTCTTCTTTCTTTTTAGATGATTGGAACTCTTTAGATACTTTAACGTACTCATCGCCTTTCAAACCTTCAACATCTTTGTTGTGAGTTTTCTTAAGCCATGCTGCAAATTCTGTATCTTTGTCTTTTTCGGATAGCTCTTCGTTTACAGTTTTTGCAACTTCGTCATCTGATTCTTTTACTTCTTTGGACTTAGAATCTTTTTCAACTTTAGCATCTTCTTTGGCTTTTTTCTTTTTAGGTTTAGCAGCACCGTGTTCTTCTAGTGTAACAATTTCCATGTCTGCTGCTGGAACTTTCTTTTCTACACCGTGTTTAAATTGTACATCGTACCACTCAACATTACCGTAGTCATCTGGAATAGCATGACTTTCGTAAACTGGTTTACCTTTACCATATAATGGATGGTTAACAGTTGTTGCACAATCGTGGTCTTTTGAATGGCAAAGTTCTCTAACTTCGTCATCTGTATAACCTTCAAATACAACTGCTTGTGGTTTATAATCAACGTTAGCGGCTCTTGCTATACTTTCTAGCGTACCGTCAAATGTGTTTTCGTTTTTTGCTTCCTCTCTTGGAAGTTTGTTTAATAAATTTCTAAAGTCCATGATGCTATCCTTTTAAGAGCTCCCACTCTGTTGTTAGTTTATCTCGAATACTTTCGCAAGTCCCAGCTTCGTATTCTCGTTCTCCTTTATTCATAGCATTATCTGCCTGAATCTCATACTCCATTCTTTCACGAACAGAATCTAAGTAATCGTTAGATAGAGTAATATAACTGCTAATCCAACCTTGTAATTCGTCGCCTGGCTCAATCATTTTATATAGCGCAATGGCGTTCTTAGCAACGTTTGCTAATTCTGCTTTTGCCATTGTGGCTTCATGATCGGGCTTCTTTTCCATACTAATATTTATCTTTTGAGCGCAGCGCCGCCACCAAAAATGTTTCCTTTCATGTCTAGTGCATTTACTGCTGTGCCGTCTTTTTTCTTCTTCTGCACAGTTTTAGGCGGTTTAGGCGCACTTGTACCGCTTTTTCCTGGAGAACCTGTATAACTTTTATTACCAATTGAGCCTTTTCCTATAGCAAGTTGTGGACTTACAACTGTTGCTATATTGCCAGAAGCTGTAGCACCTGCTGTAGCAGATTCCATTCTCTTTTTATTTTGCTCAATGGCATTGAATAATTCATTAAGTTTCATATTACTATTTACCCTTTTTACGACCTGATTTCATATTAGCACACCAGTGATACATTCTACCTTTTTCACCACCTGCATTCTTTGCTTTTTTACGTAGGCTTGTAACTGATCCGTTACAACTAGCACCAGACTTCTTTACTCGTCCTGGTCTGCTTTTGCCTTTCTTTTTACCGTCAGCAAAGTTTTCAACTACTGCATTTACAGTTAAAAACAATTTAGCAACGTTTACATTAGTTTCACCTAGCATTTGTAATGCAGCATATCTATGATGTCCGTTGATAATTTTGTTATTGCAATCTACAATAATAGGAGCATATGAACCTTCTGAAATTTTATCTATTTGCTTTTTAAAATTTTCAAGAACAAATTCATTTTGTACTGGAATAATGTCACCGATCTCTACTGTCTCTACAGTATGTCTAATATGTTCTAGGTGCTTATTTTTAATTTGGGGTAAATCTTCTCTTTCGTAATTTTCTTCTTTTGTTGCTTCAATTTTTGCAACTTCAAGTCCAAGATTGTTAAACAAGTTTTTTAAGCCTGAAACACTTTTTAGTGCCTGTAGCATTAGTTGCTGTTCGTCTTCTGCACGTCTATCATAAAACTGTATAAACTTTTTAGCATTTTCTGGAGTAATGTATACCATGCCGCCTGAACTTGCACCGCCTGTATCTTTATAACTTAACGGAAAAGGATTATTATCTTTTCTCATTGCTATGTTATTAATAACATCAATTTTAGGACGTTGCTGTTTTACAACAAGTTCTTGTACACTGTCTTCTTTAGTTTTTTTCTTTTTGTTTTTAGGAAACAGTTTCTTAACATTCATATACTCTCCGCCAACTGGAACGTCTGCGGTAGCATTTTGTTTTGTTACGATACCAACACCTGCTGCTTCTTCAGATGTTTTCTTTGTAGGCAATCCTTTATGCTTTGTTTTAGCAAAGTCCTTTACATCAGAAACTTTCATATCTTTAGCAACTTCACCGGCTTCGCCGCCTTTTTTCATGTCGCCCTTTTGCATAGCTCTTACTATACCAAAGAACTGCTGTTGCTTTTTGCTTACTGCTTTTTCAGATACAAATTCAAATGATCTCATATCGGTTTCTCACCTGTGAACTTAGGTAATGAAAACCATAACTTAAACCATTCAGGGGTGCCTGGTTCAATCTTATGCTTCTTCATTAGTTCTCCCTTTTCATTACCACTAATACTAATATTGCTGCCTTCCCAAGGTGTGTAACCTTTGAATTCATTTATACCGGCAAGTCTAACAATATCGTCTAATTCAGACATTACATCTTAACGCAGTTGTCTACTGTTTTGCCACCCTTCTTCTTGGTGCCCATTCTTTTATATCCTTTCCAACATACTTTGCCGTCAACGCCTTTTTGCTTTTCTTCGTTGATGCTTTCGTACTGTTGTTGAATATGCTCTGGCATTGCTGTGAATCTTGGCTTAGCACATTCTGGACAAAATGATTCTTCTTCCTCGTGTCCTGGTTTATCCATGTCTGGATTATCAGGTGGATTTTTAACTTTGTCTAAAACGTCCTTTTGACTTTCTGCCCACTTCATTAATTTCATAATTTTTTCTTGTGGCAGTTTACAACGTTTAACTAGTTCTTCAATATTTCTTGCTCCGCCTGGCGCACCATAGCGTGTTAGTTCGTCACCTACTCTTGAAAGCACTAATGATAATGCATCGTCTTTAGTAGTGACAGCCTTGTCCATAAGAACTCTGCCGATACGAGATAGCTTCGCTCCATGTGGATGATCATATGCTGATTCTTTATTCATCATTTTCCCCTGTGTTATCATTGATCCCCATACCTTTTCTAACCGCAGCGTATAATTCATCTGCATGTTCTCCTGCACCGGTATGTTGTGCAAATTTGTTTATGTCTCCGTTAGCAGCATCGGCTCTTGCCATTGTTCCACTAATACCTTCTACGCCATCTGAACCATCTTCACGTTGTCCGCTAGATTCAAAATTCATTGTTTCAAATTTATAGTAACCGTGTCCTTTTCCTTCGACACCGTTATAATCTTTTATAAGTTTAGACATCATCTCAAGACGATCACTTCCTGCAACAAATGTTATATGATTGTAACCTCTTTCATGTAATGAAGTACAAATTTTAGGTAGTGTATTCAAGTCTGTGTTTTCTACAACGTTGTTTGCAAAGTCAGGATGTACTTTTCTAATAAAGTCTACTTTGGTTGAATAGTCTAAAGGATTCTTTTTTGCGTCTTGTGTTTGGCTAGTATATATTTCTAATTCGCCACCAGCTTTCTTCATTGACTTAAAAACTTCTTTATGTCCAAGTGTAGGTGGATTGAATCTGCCAAAGCAAAAAGTCATATGCTTATCGGCATCATCTTCAGTTAAAAATATTTCATTAATTCTCATAGTCGCCGTTCTCTAAATGCATCTCTTGCTCTTTAGCAATTTGTCTTGCTAATGAAATCATGTTTTCTCTAGAAAACTTTTCTTCTGGTTTATCGACACCAAATTTGTTGCAATACATATCACAACATTTTTCCACAGGCTTTATATAAATTTTATAAGCATTTGGATGTCCTCTGTATTTTTCATGTTTCTTAATTGCTGGAAACATTACAGTAGACATAACTTCATTGTCATTGTCCATAAACACTTTCAAATCGTCGTGCCAGTTAATATCATCTTCTTTATCATTAGGGGCACCGATAGGAGAGAAAAGTTCTTTTAATAACATATTACCATTTCCTACATGACCAGTAACGTGCTTTAGTACGTGGTCCTGGGTTTGAACAATTGTGTCTAGCACGGAAACTTTTACGTCTCTTTGGGTTAGACTTTTTAATACGCATATTAGGATCACCAAAGTTTACTTTTTTAATATTTTTAGTTTTGGGATCTCTTACATATACTTTGAATTTCTTAACATCGCCACGCATTGGTTTACCTAGCGATACTTTACGTCCTTGGTATTCTGCTTCTTCAACGGGAACATCTTCGTGCCATGGCAAATAGCCATAGTATTCAAAGAATTCTTCACCATTAAATGTTTGTTCTTCGAGATCACTGATCTCTGTTACTGTTTCAATTGACTCTAGTTTTTTCAATAGATCGCGCATAGTATCCTCTCTTTACAAGATTATACTGTATTTAGCGTTATTAATCAAACTTAGTAGTTATAAAGGACCTGGACTATTTGCCCGTCTTGAACGTTATGACCTGCTCTTAGCCATATAAACTTGCCTGTAAACGTCTGTGTGCCTATGTAATCTTCTATTCCTTGGCCGTAATAAGTACTATCACCACCCCATTCTATTACATCTACCCAGTCATTCTCACCTGGCTCTTCTGCTAGTGTGCCTTGTACTTTAATAGTACCTTGAAAGGCATTGACATAGTACGCAACTGTATGCACACCGTCATTGTTTTTATGATATCCTGCACCTTTTTTCTTATCACCATATGTATATGCTGAATCAGATACAATTGAAGTTACAGGACCTAATAGTTGTCTACTCTCGCTCATATTACTATTTACCTGTTTTTACATATTTACGTACAGTGCCTATAAGGTCGTTACAGCGCAATCTAAGCATCAGTAGCGTACTATCGTTATCAACGTATATCCAACGTCTAGTGTTGAATATATCACGTTTAAGAAGCCAGTTATAGGTAGCATCAGTAAATGCAATAGCAGGTTTTCGTGAACGGCACCAGTCTGCTAAACTTTCAAGCTCTCCGAATGTTAAAGATTTAGGAGTTTTAAGATCTATCTGATAGTTATACATGCTGTGTGGTAATTCTTTTACAAATATTTCTTGATCACTATAAAGCAAAGTGTCTTCCATACCAGGAGCAGGCTCAAACCTGTTTCTAGTTATATCTGAAAACTCATAACAAAGTGTTCCATAAAGTGTTTTGTTATTTGTATACACATCTAATATATCAGTTTCAATTCGAATAGTTACTTCATTCTTTGGTACTGAATTTATAATACCTAAAAAAGATATCCATGTTTGACTATGCTTTAATATTGTATGAGCATTTCTTGTACGCCAAGTTGCTTCACTATAATCTGCTCCATCTGACTGTGGAGGCGGTCGTAAACCGGTCGCAAAGTCCAAGATCTCTTGATGACCGAGTGTACGTAAACTATATGCACCAGGTAACGTTAAACTAACTTTGTAGATATACTTGTTATAGAACTTCTTTTTAGTTTTCTTTGCTGTCTTAAGCATCATTACTAGCCTGCGCCTTAGCAGCCAGCTTCTGTGCTTTACGTTCTTCTTTAGTCAAAGGCTTTGGCATAGGAGTAATTGTAAACGCTGGACCGTCTTTATCGATTGATACAGCAACTTTACCCCCGTCAACTAAATCTCCAAACAACACTCTCCTACTTAAAGGTGTTTTAATTGTTTTATCAATTAATCTACCTAAAGGCCTTGCACCCATCTTAGGATTGTAACCTTTCTTAGATAACCAATTAACAGTATCTTCGTCAAGTGTAATTGCAATGTGCTTCTCTTTTAGTTGTGTATTAAGTTCTTTAATAAACTTATGAACAATACTTTTAACTACATCAGTAGATAGTTTAGCAAACTTAACTGTACCGTCTAATCTATTTCTAAACTCTGGAGCAAAAAACTTTTTAACTGCTTTATCATCTTCCGAGTCTTTCTCGTTATCAGCAAAGCCAATTAATTTTGATTCATTGTCAGCAGCACCTAAGTTACTTGTCATAATAAGAATAGTGTTACGTCCATCTGCACGTTTACCATTTGATCCTGTAACAAAACCGTTGTCCATAAACTGTAGCAAAATGTTTGATACATCTTTGTGTGCTTTTTCAATTTCGTCTAACAACAATACAGCATTAGGTGTTTCTTGTAACTTGTTAATAAGTTGGCCAGCGTCATCATCAAATCCTACATAACCTGGAGGAGCACCAATTAATCTTGCAACACTGTGTTTTTCTTGATACTCTGACATATCAAAACGTATTAGTGACATACCCATTTTCTCTGCAAGTTGTTTTGCTGTTTCTGTTTTACCTGTTCCTGTTGGTCCTAAGAATAAGAAACTACCAATTGGCTTGTCAGGATCTTTCATTCCACTTTGTGCAACAAAGATCTTATCAAGAATAGATTCAACTGCTTTGTCTTGTCCGAATACTGCTTTCTTCATTGACGCATCAAGTCCAGCAAGATTGTTACTTTCTTTTTGCGAAATAGTTTCTAGCGGCATACTTACCATTTTAGCAAGTTCGTATGTTACTTGTTCAATGTCAACAATTTGTGCAACTGTTTCAGTTTCGTCAGTTTCATTTAACTTGTATCTTGCTGAAGCACAATCAATAATATCAATTGCTTTGTCAGGTAACTTTTTATCAGCCATGTACTTGACAGATAAGTTTACTGCTTGTTGAATTGCTTCATTTGTAATCTTAACATTATGATGCTGTTCGTAGTACTTACGTAAGCCTTTAATAATTTTTACTGTAAGATCTGCTGTTGGTTCGTCAATAGTTACACGTTGGAACCTACGCATTAATGCTCTATCTTTTTCAAAAGATTTTCTATACTCTTCCCAAGTAGTAGAAGCAATAACTTTCATGTTGCCTTTTGTAAGTGCAGGCTTCAGCATATTTGCTAAGTCGTTTGACTGTCCTTGTCCGCCTGAACCAGCACCACTCATCATGTGTGCTTCATCAATGAATAAGATAATTTTACCTTTACGCTCAAGGGCCATTAGTACTGCCTTAATACGTTCTTCAAAGTCACCTCTATACTTACTGCCAGCAACTAAAGAACTAATGTCTAAACTAAACACTAAATGATCTTGAATAAACTTAGGTACTTTCTTTTCATGAATCTTACGTGCAAGACCTTCAGCAATAGCAGTCTTACCAACACCTGGATCACCAACCATTAGTACGTTTGCTTTGTTACGTCTTGCTAATACTAATTCAATTTTTTCAATTTCTTCGTCACGTCCGATAACAGGATCAATGACTCTTTGCTTTGCCTTCATAGACAAGTTAGTACAGAATTGATTAATAATTCTATCTAATTGATCTGGGCTTAGATTGATATCTTCTTCCCCGCCACCTTCAAACATTTCTTCACCAATATGATGTGCTTGGAAATGCTCTACAAATTTCTGTTTATCAATTCCACCTTTTGCTAAGAAGTAAAATGCAAAAGAGTTTTTCTCGCTCATAACACTAATGATTACGTCAGCAACTTCAATTTGATTACGTCCACTAAACAATACTTGTGTAAAGCATCTATTTAAAACACGTTCAACAGATGCAGTTTTCTTAGGATTTATATTCTTATCCTTAGAAACAATATCACCTAAGTTGTTTTTTAAGTAATGCTCTAGGTTCTTTTTAATAAAGTCAACATCAGCACCAAATTCTTTAAGACCACCTGCTGTATCTGGGTCAGCAAAAATTGAGTACACCAAATGCTCAATAGTAATATGTGTGTGCGTGTGGTTCTGCGCAACTACTACAGAGGCATCAAAAATCTTTTGTAATTGTTTACTAGGTTCAATCATTTATTTTTGTCTCTTTTTTAATTTCTTCATAGCTAATTGTAACTTCAACCGACTCACTTTGTCAACAAAACAAATGCCATTTAGGTGATCTAATTCATGCTGAAAGCATTTAGCAAGATAACCTTCTACTTTTGCTTCTTTCGTTTCGCCTTTTGAATTCTGATATTGTGCAACTATCATTTTAGGTCTCTGCAAATGTAACCATAAACCCGGAAAGCTCAAACAGCCTTCTTTATCTAAAACATGTTCCTCACTTGCTTCTAAAATGACAGGATTAAAAACACAGAACGGTTCTGGAAAACCTGGTACGTTTTTTGATCCTATAGCAAACACTCTCTTCTTAATATTTAACTGGTTAGCAGCAAGACCAATGCCGTTGTGATTTAGCATAAAGTTACACATATCAAACTCTAATTTTTCTGGGTCTAGCTCTTCTTTATCAAAGTCCCATACTTCACTAGATTCATTTAGTGCTTTGTGTAAGCCTAATTTATAATCTAAATCTAATTTATAGTCCATGTTTTATTTCCATAATTTTTTTACGTTGTTCGTCTGTATACTCTCTTGGCATAAGTGCTTTAATTTTTACTAACAAGTTTCCTCTCTTTTTTGTTCTTATATTTGGTAATCCTTCACCGTTACAACTTAGTGTAGTATCGGGTGGTGTGCCTGCTGGTACGTTTAATTTAATTTGTCTGCCTGAAAGGGTAGTAACTACTGCGTGTGTGCCTAACATCAAATCCCATATAAGAATTTTTTCTTCACATAGTATATTATCACCGTAGCGTTGGAACCTGGGGTGATTGCGAACACGAATATGCACCATTAGGTCTCCTGCTGGAATGTTTTGGATAGAATTATCTCCCATTCCTGCATACCTTACAGTTTGTCCTTCTTCAACACCTGCTGGAATATCAATATCGATTAGTTTAGTTCTGCCTGTAGGAAGTTGAACTTCCATAGCAATTTGTTTACCGTTGTAAACATCTTCCATTGTTACATCAAGAGCAAGATCAATTTGTCTATTCTGTGGTCTGCGTTGACCCATGTTAAAGCCAAAGTTTCTAAATAGATCTTCAAACCCATTGGGATTCATTCCTTCAAAACCGTTAGGGCCAAAGCCCTGTGGTTGAGGATTATCGTACTGTTGTCTTTTTACAGGATCTTTTAGAGTTGAATATGCTTCGTTAATTTTCTTAAACTTTTCTTCATCACCACCCCTGTCAGGATGATGTTGCATACTTGCTTTCTTGTATGCTGATTTAAGTTCCTTTTCCGAAGCATCTCTATTGACGCCTAGTATAGAATAGTAGTCCATACTAGTACTTATTTGTAATACTTAGTGGGCTACTTCTTACTGGTTCCAGCGTATAAGCCAAACCATGCAGCACCAGCACCAACTACAACTGAAACAAGTCCTGACTGTTCCATAGTAGCAGCCGTTCCTAATCCCATGTACCAATGTACAACTTGATATAGCAAAACAATATACACTGTGATAAACAGTCTTGGAAATATTCTCCAACTGTCTACAGCTCTTGCAAGATCAATCCAAGTTTGGTATCTATTTTTAGAACTGTCAACAGTAGTTGTATCTACTTCAAGTTCGATATTTACTTTTTTAGTTTGAGTGTCGCTCATTATCTCTTCCCCTCAAGATGTTTAATACGTTTTTCTAATTCGTCAATCTTTGATGTAATTTTAGGATATTTAACACGCCAGGCGTCCGGGTCATCCTGTAACCAAGTCCACCCCCAACGTACTGCTAGGTAAGCAAGAAAGTTATCAAACTTTGCAACTGCCCAAGTTGCCATTCTTGTGTCTTTAAACCAAAACAAGAATGCTGCTCCAAGTAGAGAACCTGCGATTGCTGTGTAGATCCACAAGCGATCAGTCGCCATTCTTTCTATCATTTCCCACATATTCGCTCCTAGTTAATTATAGTAGTATTTATTTAAAATGCACAATTAACTTCAGCTTTGGGCTTGACGTTAGGTAGTTGTTTGGTATCTGTTGATTCGATGCTTACATCTACGCCAGGTTTAAGTTTACAGCGTAGTTGTTGACAGGAGGCAAGCATAACTAGAAATGCTATTATGATCGCCCTTGTTAGCACTATTTTTCTTCAGCAGTTTCGCTTTCGTAGTACTCTTTATAAGCATCAATGATTTTGTTTTGCTTGATCATGTATGCACGGATTTGTGCATAATTTTTTCTAAAGTTTTCGTAGTCTTCGTCTGTTAATCCTATGATAACAGGATCAATGTTATTCTTTTCTAAGTCTTTAAATACTTGTTCTGCGTTTTCGCGATTAATTATGATCCAGCGAACTTGTTCTAGTGCTGCTGGTTCAGGTAAAGGTAAGTTTAATGGTCTGCGTTCAACTTCTGTTTTAAAAACTTCTAACGGCTTAATCGTACTACAACTAGTAAGCAACGTAGTTAGGATTAGCAAGTTCAGGACAAACAGAATTGACCTTTGACTTCTTTGTAGCATTTAACTCCTCTTCAGTTAACGGAGCGCCGCCTATAATTTCAAAACAACGTCTCTCGTGAACTTCATCTTTATTTAAAATTCTTTCAATGGACTTTGGTCTAGTTACTGATAAAGCCCCAATATCTCTCTTATCACCTGCTGCATTTAGTTTATTAAATTTTTCATTTAGGTTTCTATTTGCAGTTTCTAATACTCTATTTAAGTCCTCAAGGTCATTTCGGACTTTAATAATGGCTTCAAAATCTTTTTTCTGCTGTTCAATTACAGCCTTTTGCTCATTGATGCCATCTTCTAGTTTAACAATGTTTGCTTTTGCTGTGTCAAGATCTTTTTGTAATGCTTTCACATACATAAATCCGCCACCTGCCGCAGCAAGTACAACTAGAATCATTGCTATTCTAATACTACTGAACAATGTTCTTCTCCACCTCGTTTAGTAAGTCTTGTACTGTTTCAATGTTAAATGTATCTTCTTCTGGAATATTGATTTCTAATTTTTTACAAACTTGATCGGTAACATCAACAATGTCAAAATCATCTCCATCTAAATCATCAATGAAATGACTTGCTTCAGTGATCTCTTTTCCAGTACCGAAATGTCTTTCCAGTACTTGCATGACTTGCTCTTTCCACATAATTTAATCCTCGTTAGTTTGTGCTTCGTATTTATACCTTGGATATTGACACACTACTATCTCTATTGGCTTATTGTCTCCATCCTTAAATGTTTCGACTAATCGGCCTTCGTGTTCCCTTCCACAGTTTTGACAAACTCCGGACATTCTACTCCATCAACTTAGCAAGGGTCTTAGGACCTACAATGCCGTCTGCAACTAAACCATTTTTGGTTTGCCACTCTTTAACAGCCTTTTCAGTACCAGGACCAAAGTCGCCGTCTGCTGCAATACCAAGTTTCTCTTGCATTTGCATAACTGCTGCACCTTTTGCACCTTTTCTTAAAATACCAACAACTGGTGCTGGTGCTTTACTAGGATCAAAGTTTCCACCTAATACATCTAAGAAATGTTTAAAATGTTTTTTACGATCTTCAAGGCCTACTGTTCCGCCGTTAACCTTTTTACTCATAGCAACAATATCTTGATTGTCAGCCATAGCATTAATATTTCTTGTGTCCCAGAACCAACATGCACTTTCTAATGCACCTTTGATAGTAGTTACATAATCAATTACTTCTTCAGCAGTCATGCCAATTGTTTTACCAAAGTCAGCATAGTTAGCACGACCAGTTAATTGAATAACACCTCTACCACGGAAACGCCAACCATCTCCTGATGCTGTATCTCCATTACCAATTCTATTTGCGTATGTTACGTTTGCAATTTTTTCTGGTTGTCTTGCATATTCGTTTGCATCTCTGCCACCACGTGCAAAGTATTTTCCAAATACTGCATCTAATGCTTTTGCACTATAGTTTAAATTTTCTTCAAGTACTCTAAAGTTAAGACTTTCGTGAGCGCATTGTGCTAAAAATCCTGCTGCTCTATCGACAGTATCAATTTCATACTTAGGAAGCATCTCAAGAAGTGCTTCATACCATTCGTCTACTTTACTGTTACCGTGCAATACTTCTGCACACATCTCTTTTGTAAACTCAAATTTCATTATTCAATCCTTTGTAATATCATGGACTTCTGTCCATTAGTAAATACGAAGTCAGCGCCAACTTTGTTAATATTGTAATCGCCTAGTACTTTGCTTAACCAAAATGTTTCAGCAGAAGCATCTAAACCAATATCCGTAGTTGCATCAAGACCTTCGATTATATCTTTTGTTGCGCCCTCTTTTATCCATTTCATCTTGATAACATTACCGAAGGGCTTGTAAAATGTAATGATATCATCTTCAAGTTCTAAGTTGTCCATAAGCGTTTTAGAAAAGAAAGTCTTTACTTCGTCTGTTCTTACCTGTGCTAGTTTCGCTTCGTACATTTGTTTATCTGTAGGAATAACTTTGCTTAAATTTTCTCTTGTAGCTTCTCTTTTCTTATCGTCTTTATAGTATTGAAACTTCCAATCTTCAATGCCTGTTAGTTTAGATACACCATAAAGTAAATCGTCAATTTGTTCTGCTAGCCTTTTGTTTCTTTCAATTTCTACAAATACTGAATATTCGCCTTCTTCGTTCTCTCCTGAACTAACATCTGCATCAAGCACAAATGAAAATCCTTTTTCGATAAACTCCATTAAATCTCTTGCTGGGTATCTGTCTTTTGCTTGGAATGTTACAACACAAACATCTCTATCTTCTCCCATCTTTGATCTAAACTTATCTACTTCAAACATAGGATATACTAGATCCACTAGATCGTTTTTACGTAATCCTTCTTCTAAAACTTTATTGTGCTGCTGTGTCATCTGCTGGTGCCTCTTGTTGTGCTGCTACTTCTTGTGCAGGCTCAAGGTTCATATTAACTGCATTGTTCGCCATGATGTCTTGTACTTTATTTCTATCAAGGTTCTTATAACCGCGATCAATGTTTTTCATTAAACGTTTTGGCATAGCAATTTTCACCATCCAAATGTTTTCGTAGTCGATTTTACCTTTTCTTGTACCAGGTCTAATATCGTCTACTGCTTTAATTTTTCTAACTTTAGCAATAGCAGATTCTGCAAAGCCTACTTTGCATCCGTATTCTTTTAATCTTTTACCGCCTTGTGGTTCAGGCATATTTTCATATGGCCACATAAACGTACATTCAACAAAGTATCTTGATTCGTTAGGACCAGACACTAATTCGCCATCTAACCAGCCGTCATACACATACACGTCTAATTCATCTAAGACACGTTCGAAGTCTTTTAGTAGATTTAGGCTGTTATTTGAACCATAAATTTGTTCAATGTTTGCAATAATATCTTTAGTAGTTGCCATCTGAGATTTCCTGTTCTCCTATTGTTATTGTATTTATGCTCAAATTTAAACTAAGAGCTTTATATATGAATTAATCGAGTAAATATTAGTATGTTCGAACACGGACTTAACATCGCTAATTTAGGTATAACTCTGTGTTTGAGCCCAACAAAGCACGGAGGAAATGCTTAATATGAAGAGTAAAAGAAAACAATCTCACCACTCACAAAACTTCAACAACGTAATAAACATTAACGAAAAGACACGCAAACGTGTTGCTCTAACTCCCAAAAACAAAGCTCAAGAAATATACTTAGAAACGCTAAACAATGCTGATACACATATTGTATTTGCATGTGGACCAGCGGGTACAGGTAAAACTATGCTAGGTGTACAATGGGCTATTGATGCTTGGAAAGACGGAGATTTCGATAAAATTGTTATTACGAGACCTGCGGTTTCTGTGGACGAGCAACATGGATTTTTACCAGGGGATCTTAACGACAAAATGGCTCCTTGGACAAGACCAATTTTCGATGTTTTTTCTGATAACTTCTGTCAACGTGAAGTGGAGCGACAGATGAGAGAAAGTATTCTTGAGATTAGTCCTTTAGCATATATGCGAGGGCGAACCTTTAAACACTCTGTAATTATTGCAGATGAAATGCAAAACGCTACGCCTAATCAAATGAAAATGCTTCTCACAAGATTAGGTGAAGGATCTAAGATGGTGGTAACAGGTGACTTGCAACAGGCGGACCGCCCTAGCAATAACGGCTTACTTGAGTTCCTTGGGTTATATAATAACTTCCGTAACCATCAATATGTTGATATATGTCAGTTCGACAAAACGCATATTGAAAGGCATGAAGCAGTAAAAGAGATTCTAGAGATCTACGGAGATCAGTAAAGTTTAGGGGAGTGTAAAAACTCCCTTATTCTTCTTGGAATCTATCGCGAAGTTGGTCTAAAAGATCAATAAGCTCATCTATGAGATTTTGATCCTCATCTCGAGCTGTGTCGACTTCTAATTCTATCTTGATTTTCATTAGTCTATTTGTATAGCAGGTATTGCTTTAAATAATTTTGTTTTATCTTCTTTGTAGTTTTCTTTTGCAAAATCTACATAGTCTTCCATTGGCTCTTGTTCGTCTGTAATGTTTGGCCAATTAGCATCATTTGAAAAATACTGGTTATGTTTAAACCATTTGTTTTCTTCATCGTCAGTTTGCCATATTGCATCTTCAGGACATTCAGGAACACATACACCACAATCAATACATTCATCAGGATTGATTACAAGCATGTTTGCACCTTCGTAAAAACAATCTACAGGGCAAACACTTACACAAGTTGTGTGTTTACAGTTAATACATTTGTCGTCAACTACGTGTGTCACGGTACCATTTTCTCCGGTAAACCATTAAATGCCATTGTAATCCTATCATTATCACCTGTATGTGGCAAAGTTAAATGCTGTACATAACTAGGAAAGATTATAACTTGTCCTGGCTTAGGTTCAATAGTAAAACTATCGTACATATAATCATTCGGTATTTCAATAGCTGAAAGGCTTCTAGCATAACAAGGATCCATAAACTTAGTATGCGCACCTTCTGTTAAGTAGAAGATACCACTAAAGTAAGCCATAGGATGTCTATGTTGACGCTGGTCACCACCTGATCCTTTAAGAGCCATATTAGCCCAAAGCCTTGTTAACTTTATATGTCCAAAGGCAGGATCGTATACTTCTTCTTTTTGTATTCGCAACATGCAATCTTCTAGTTCGTCTTTTAGAAACTTCCAATGATCTAGTGTATGCAATACTTGATTGTCTGTTTGATTAATTGATGGGTAATGGGGATTTATGTTATTAGACTCTTTAGGAATTAATTCAAGCGACTGTTCTACGCAGTGTGATAAATCAAACTCGTAAAAAGGAATCGGAAACATCATGTGTTTTGTAAGTGTCATACTAACCAATTATATATAGCTCTTAATGCTAAAAGCAAATACATACCCTCCATTAATGCTCTTGGTATATCTTTATCTTTAATACCAAAGTAAATCCACATTGCACAACTAACTGTAGCAACTGCCCAGCCTATCCATTGTGTTTCTGGATTAGCGTCTGAAAGAATAAAAGCAGCGATAATTGCAAGTAAGAACCCAACCCACCTAGGACCATCTATGTCGTGGTAGTATCTTATCTTCATAGTCTTGCTAACTTAATTAGTGTTGCAGCCAAGTTAATCTCAGGATCTGCAACTAATGTATGATCTACTAAACCCTGTTTAATAATGATTACTGCTGTGTCTTGCTTTTCTTCTTCACCAAATATTTCTAAGTTGTCATACAGCCAACGATAAATCTCTTCCATTTCTTCTGCACGTACTTTACCACAAAGTAGTTTACGTGCTTGTGTAATTTTACCTGCTTTAAATAGTTCGACCATTTCAAACTTCCAGTCAGCTTCTCCTTCGTCACCTTTAGTAGGAGAACTTAGTTTGCTGCCACTTACGTTTTGCTGTACCATATTAATACATTTACGCAAGTCTGGATACGAAACTTTTACATAATTATCAAGTGTATCTAATTCAAACTCAATATTTTCTGTAACAAGAATAGTTGCAACTCTTGCAGTGAATTCTGTCTGATCAATTTTTTCAATATGAAAGCCTTGACACCTGCTGTGAATAGCAGGAATAATTCTATTAGGATAGTTACACGTTAAAACAAATCTTGATGTGCTATGATATTCTTCCATAACACCACGTAGTGCCGCTTGTGCGTTAGGCGACAAATAATCTGCCTCATCAAGTAATACAACTTTAAATGGACCAAACGGAATAGTTTGCACAAAACCTGTAATCTTATCTCGAATCTCATCAACAGAGTTATTTCTACTAGCATTAATTTCTAGTACATCATAACTTTCAATACCTAGTTCATTAACAAGCATCTTTGCCATAGTAGTTTTACCAATGCCGGCTGCACCACTAAACAACAAGTGCGGAATACTCTCATCTTTAACCCATGCTTGTACTTGTGCTTTCTGATGATTGTCTCTAAAAACATAATCTTCAAGTTTCTTAGGACGATACTTTTCTACCCATAACTCTTTCATTCCGACTCCTTAATGCGTTTTCTCAAATTAGTTGTACTAAATGAGTGTTGTCTTTTATTATAGTATATTTCTATGCCTTTGTCAACACATATTTGTTTGGCAGTAAAATCCTTTTGGCGATACTCTTCGCCAATAAAACGTATATCTATTCCATATGTAAGAAAAATATCCGTTAAGTCTTTTTCAGATTCATAAGGAATAATTTCGTCAATATACTTACAACCTTCAAGTTGTACGTAACGCTCAAACACACTTTGGATTGGCTTATTCTTTTCTGGTCTATCAAGTGTTGGGTCTGTTTGCAAACCAACAATCATATAGTCGCAATTTGCTCTTGCTTCTTTAAGCATAGCAACATGTCCACTGTGGAACAAGTCAAATGATGATGCTGTAAATCCTCGTGTCAAAGATCACCTTCTTGCCTGTTTTCTGAATAGTGTACGTCAAACTCACCACCCGGATAACGCTTCTTTAATTTGTTAACATTCTCTGCTATGACTTCATTAGGATCCAACCCCAATGCACGGCAACTATTGATCCAATACCAAATAATATCCCCAAGTTCTCGTTTAGCATGAAACTTAGTTTCATCGTCCATAGGTTTACCTTGAAATATACATTTCTTAACAATTTCTGCAAATTCGCCTCCTTCTGATGCAATGCCAATAGCACCTGTCATTAATAATGAAATATTAACTTCGTCATTTAATTCATGCAAACGAGCTTGTGTATAAGCCCAATCGTTTGACTCTTCTGATGTTACTTCTTTTACAAAGTCTTTGTATTTGTTTAGATCTACTGTAGACATCTATATTTCCTTTACTGTTATTGCTTTATTATATAATAGTACTTTATTGTTGTCAACCCCTAAGGTAAATATTTTTAGCAGCATTCGCTGGACAAAAGGAGAATCCCATGATTAAGAATCTTTCACTAAACCTTGAAGTAGGACAAGAAATCCTTGTCGGTAAAAATAATAAACGTGCTAGAATTACTAAAATCGAGTTCCATGAAAAGTCAGGGGAGATTACAATTAATACGACACAAGGCCCTCGTAGAGCCTTGACATTTAGGTTAATGCCCGAAATACAATACGCTTATTGAGCACCAAAGTCACCTGCGTCAAATGTAGCGGTGTCACCATCGCTATAATGTTGTCCCCAATAGGCTAGTTCTGGTTCAAAGTCCTCGGTACCTACAGCGAGGATGGCGGACTTCTCAACCTTTTGTACCTCGATTTCACCGCGATCGGGACAATCCACTTTGATCTTTCGTGTCCAACGACCATGCTCAATTAAGATCCAATCTTCTGATTTGTAGTCGTCTGTGTTTGTAGCACCTTTAGCATAAACTTTTGCCCAACGACATTTGACTCCGTGTGCTTTTGCATCATCACTTGCCATGATAATGCCGCCTTTAGTTACAGTTTCACCAAAGTGCATGTTATATACTAACACGTCATCATGTAATGGTGTAAGTTTACCTTTGATCATCTTTGCCTCCATAAATATGATTCTTCAAAAATTCGTAATGACTAGGAAGTTTAGAAACATAATCAATTACAAAGTCTCTGTAATCTTCATAACTGCGTTTCTGAAAATCTAGTTCTTCTAACTTAGTTACCCCGCCCCAGTACGGTCCTTCGTGTAAAACGATTTCTTTAGTTGCTTTTGGTTTTACACCCATACCAGCCGCTAAAAATAAAGAGGGCGGAAAGTCTGCTGCTCCACTATAGGTATTACCTAATGTAACTCCGCCGATCAAAGATTGATATTGTGTGTTTCTTAAATTATAATTTTCGCCTACAAGTTCCGGACAATACTCGTGATACTCTGTTGCATGTTTCCAATAAGGAGTATCGTCACGCATTGAAAGAGCATAGTGAGTTGAAATAAAATCTCTAAATTTTAATACTTCTGATTCAACAGCGTAATTGAATCCTTCTTTCTCTGTTCTTGTTACCCAACCATTTCTTCTATTCAAACACTCTACTAACTTAACTAAGTTTTCATGCGTTGTTAGTAGTCCTGTAGATTCTAAAGGTTCTACAAAACCATAACTTAGTCCAATGCCAACAACGTTGCGTACCCAACCTCTACGTCTACGGCCATGCTTAATATTAATGTGAAACATTTCTGCATTGTCTGCACGTTCTTTTGAACCTGTTGTTTCTAGGTGTTTTCTAAATTCTTCTTTTGCTGCGTCAGCAGTTGTAAATTTTGATGAGTATACATACCCAGTACCAATACGATTCCATAATGGAATATGCCATACCCAACCATTATCTAATGCATGACAGTCTGTGTAAGGGTGCATTTCTTTTTCAACATCTTCATAAGGTACTCTACATGCCCAAGCACAGTCGTTTGCTAGATAATCATCAAATGACAAAAACTCTTGCTTCATTGCTTTTTCTAAAAGCATTGATTGAAATCCTGTACAATCAATATAAAGGTCTGCTGATACTGTTTCTCCGTTATCTAATAAAAGACCGCTTATTTGATCGTCTTCCATATCAACGTGTACTACATCGTGATTTAACAATGTTACGCCATTAGGCATAGCAATATTGTTTTTAAGATATTGTCCTAGTTTTGCAGCATCAACATGATATGCAGTATCCCATTTAAAACTATAATGTCTTAATTTTTCATCTGCATTTGTTGTGCCTTTGCACATATCAGAAAGATATGTGTTAGCGGTAGCATAAAATTTAGCGAATGTATCAGGAGTAAATTCATCTGGATATACAGTTGCTAACTCTGACCAAGCATCTATTCCGCCTGGTTTATCAGTCATATCAAAACCTAAACTAAAAGGATATTGAAAACTGGTACCGTCGTTCTCTCTAAAGTTTGTAAACCTGATTGAATTTTTGTATGTAGCATTACACTCTGCCATCCAGTCTTTATCTTCAAGACCTAGCAAATCTAAAAATTTTGTAATGTGACCGAGTGTACTTTCACCTACGCCTACAGTTTTTATGTTAGGTGATTCAATAATGGTTATGTCGATGTGTGGACATAGTTTAGACAGTGCGGCTGCTGACATCCACCCTGAACTTCCACCGCCGACAATCACCAATGATTCTACTCTCATGGATTGTCCTATCTAAAAATTACTTTTTTCTACTTACGATTTCTTCTTTGATTGCTCTTGGATTTTGCTTGTAGTAGTCTGATAGAACTTCTTCTCTTGTTCTAATAATCTTTCCACCTGGACCTAATTCGTCTCCACGTGCATTTACTTTAGCATTTCCAACTGCTGGAAGTTCTTCATTTTTGAGATTAAGTTTCTCCATGTCAACTTCCTTACCTCTCATACTTCTTACTAGTGCCATTATATTTCTCCTTTAAAGAATTCGTTTAGTGGTATATTGTATTTAATACTATCTACCTTGTGTACTCCCATTAAATAGAGTACAAAACTAGCAACACTACTACCTCTACCTACACCCCAAACAATATTCTTTTCTCTAAGTGTATCTATTATATATGCCATCTGTTTGAGCAACGGAAATAAATCTCGCTTCTCATACTCTGCTAGTTCTATATTTACCCTGTCTAATTCAGTATCATTGGAACATTTGGCTAACAAATATTGCTTAATGTCCATGTTTTGATATTTGTATGGAAGGAACCAATTAGTAGAATCTATTGATGTTTTTGGAAGTGGATAGTCGAGAAACTCTTTTTCTATCTTGTTTTTGTACTTACTAAGATCATCAGCGCATACGCAATGCTCAAGTATGTCCGGGCCATACTTAACTATGCCTTTAATAAGTTGTTCAGTAGTATTAGTTTCAGTCCACATTAATCAGTTGATCCAAATCTTTCTCTTGTTCATCAAATTTCGCTTGTATTGCTCTCTGGCGAAGTTCATTTCTATATATTGTAACAAAAGTTTGAAGTTGTGTCAACAGTTGATTATTGCCTAAACGGCTCGCTTGGTAATATTTTTTGTTCAATTCGCTTAGTTTAAGCTCTACCTCAGAGGTAGTCATTTCGGATAAATCTTCTTCTAATGGGTGAAACATATTAACTAAATGAGCCTAAGTATCTCATGTATATGAATTCTTGGCTATGACGCCAAACTTCAACAAACACAGGATCTGTGTTAGAAGTTAATGTAAGTGATGCTGGAAAACTGCTATCTTTCTTAATTACAGTTCCGCCTGTAGTTGTAAATGTTACAGCTCTATCACCAACACCTGATGTATAAAGTTCCAAAGTTACTTTGCTAACACCACTTTGGGCTGCTGTTTCTTCACCATTTGCAGGATCTCCAGCAAAGTTTGTAAACTGTAAGTTAAGAGCAGATGAAGCGTTAATAATAAAGTATGAGCCAGTTTGGTAATCAATCTCTGTTGTTGTACCTTCAACAAGTGGTACTGTACCCAAATTGTTAAGTTTATCTCTGTTATTTGCCATAACAGCTCTTGTAACTTGGTTAAGTTGAAAGTCATTAATGTATGCACCACCGCCTGGATTAGATAATCTAGCAGTAGTTGACTCAAGACTAGTAATTTCAGTCTTGGCTGTGTTTAAACTTGTTTTAATAGTATCGAAATTATCCCTGAATGTTTGGGTGTCGTTATCGGCACCTGCTACAGGAAAGTTTTCGTTTATGCTCAAATAATTTATATTACTCACGGTTTCTTTTCTCCACGTTGCGGGAATACAAAGTATTTATCCTCAATTTGCCCGTCAACTATATCTATGATATAGCGATCTGCAACAAAGTTAATAGTCTTGAAATCAAACGCTTTTTGTTTAATTCTAGCTATAATACTGTCGGCTTTCCCTGGTTTTGTATAGCATAATACTAATGCTTTAGTAAATCCAAGCTCAAAAGTGCTTGTTTCTTGTATACTTCTCATCCATAGAGGTAAAAACCCTCTATCTCTTTCCCCAACAGTTTGTATTCTCTTTCTCATGTTATTTACTGAATTAGGAAAAATTCTTTGATGATCTGAATCACTTACTAATGGAACATCACTATCAATACTAATACTGTCGTAACTTACAATGATTTTACTATTAATATCATCTGGTAATTCTACTACTTGTGATATGCTTTTACCATTCTTTTCAAGATCGTCAATTATATCAACATATACAACTTCATACAACAATTCAGATGTAGTTGGGTCTTTTGCTACTGCTTTTTTAACATTACCAAACGTAAAGCGTTTGTTATAATGATTTCTTCCCATTGCAGAAACAAACAGTTCTGCTGTTTTACTTTCAATACCAGCAAATAGTAATGCTGTTAATTCACTCTGTACTCCGTAGTTCTTATCACCATAACGATAAATGTCCTCTGGTTTAAAAACAGTAGAGTCAGTAATAAAGTTAAACCATGATAACCTTTTCTCTTTTGATTGTAATGCTCTAACATATATGTTTGAGAATACTGTTTGATTATCAGCAACTACTTTAATTTTAAATTCTCTCAATGCTTCAGCAAAGTTTGCACCGTCTTGTGCTTTAACTGTAAATTTAAACTCTTTATCAAAAGATGATCGACCTTGATCAAACGTTAAACTAAAGTCTCGAGATCTAGTTGATGAATCTTCTCCAGCACTATCCTGCTCATAAAATCTAGTTAGTCCTAACCCTTTATCATCTTCAAATTGTTTTACTTTACCTTGAATAAGTCCTGTAGGTAAAAATTCTAATCCTGCAGGTAAGTTTCCACTTTCAAGTGTGTATAAAATTCTGCCACCATACAATAAACTTTTTGCTTCGACATATAAGTTACTTGGCTCGTTAGGTTTAATAGTTCCTCTATCAGAAGGTGTAATCCATTCAATTGAACTTTCAACCTCACCAATGATGTCTATGTTGAATGTTCTTTCAACAGTTGAAACACCTGGTACCCAAAAATCAGTATCCGTAGGCAATCTATTTTGGTTCTCTACAATAGCGATGTAAATAATTCCATCATAAACAATTGCTTCGTTAACAGTATAAATTCTAGTACTACTCCAATTACCTACAAGTGTGTAATTAATTGTTGCTAAGTTTGCAGGAAAGTTTACAGCTCTCATAGTGAACTGATAATTTTTAGTTACTGCTGCTTGATACGGAACTTTACCAGAAAGGTCTCCTGTTACAGTATCGAGAGTAAGACCGGGTGGTATAGTACTTGGAGTACCATCTGGATTATTTTCAACTAAGAAATAAGTTATTGTACCTGATAGTGTAGGTGGATCGTAAACATCTAAAGCAACAGTTACAAAGTTATTTGCTCTATATCTACCTAAGTAAGGATCTGTAATCCATAGTGGTTGTCTGTTACCACTATTATCTGCTTGGAATAAATTTGTATCAACTTGTAGTAATGTGTTGTCTGCTTTTAAAAATTCTTCAGTAACAACATAGATTTTAAATGTTCTATGTATAGCATTAATACCGTCAGTAACTGCAATACTAAATGTATATTCTCTACTTAATTTTCTAGGTATTTGACTTCCTTCTGCATAGTCAAATCTTTGCGTATCGTAAAAGTATGTGTCAAAACCAGTTGATGTATTTTTTGCAATATCAAGTGGAACAGTATCAAAAGAATGTGTATCGTATGCTCCAGTGTTAGTTGAATTGTACTCTACAGCCTGCACAGGCTCCGTAAAACCGCTGATCTTTCCTGTTTGGGACAATGACAAGCCCGGAGGTAAAAGACCGCTGTTAGGCACCATATAGTAGCTTAGAGTCTCCCCTGCTGTAAGATCTTTGTCTGTTGCCTGTAATTGAAAGTCTATTTTAGAATCGTCAAGTGCAAAGTATGCATCACCTTGCCCAACATTTAAATAACCTCTTTCTGTAATCCATTCTGGAAAGTCTGCTCCTGTTATAGACATACTAAATGTTCTATCCATACACCCACCAGTACCGTCATCAGCTCTGATAACAAATTTATTAGTTGTATGTTTTGTAACTTCTCCAGGTGCGCCTTTAATTACACCATCAGATAAAACACAACCTACAGGAAGTGAACCAGCAATTATAGAATATGAAATTGTACTAGAAGTATCAGTAGACGCTTCTATTGGAATGTTGACTGTGATCCTTTCTTCGAAAGTACCTAGGTCTCCTGCTGGCGTAATCCAAGTAATTGCCATTTAGAATTTGCTCCTTATAAACCGCCAACATCTAAATTGATTCCTGAATCATACGTTAGTGTACCAAAATCAATATTAGATCCTTGCAGTGCTAATTGTATGGCATTTTCAAACCCTGAAGCTCCAACAGGTCCAAAGTCGTATGTTGTTAAGTATTCAGTTACCGGTACAATAGTTTTAAATTTAATAGTGCTGCCTACAGCGGTAACTTCAATATCTTTGAATCCGTTTTCTGATTGTGGCGCACTAGTACCTTCCATAGTAATTTGTTGGTGTGTATTAGCCAACATACTACCACTATCTGTATCGATTCTTGTAAATGCATCTGGCGCAGTACTAGCAACAATAATTGCTTCGTTACCTTCGTCAAGTTGAATTTTAGAACCAGCTACTAGTTTTCTAAAGTTTAGATTTGCACCAACTTTATCTCTAAACACACTAACACCATTAGCACCTGTATTGGTTGCTGTAATTGTTAGTTCTGTTTCTAGTGTTGAGAAGTTTGTGTTAACTTTCTGGAACGCTGTTCGTAGATCATCACCTAACCCGTCGTTTACAATATTACCTATGTTTATTGTTTGTATCGCCATGTATCACTCCTAATGTAGATCTGCCCAGCCTGCTGTACTATCATTATTTGCATCAGCAGCGTATCCTTGAAACTTTCCTGTTGTTGTGTTGTAAACCATCATTCCAAAAACTGGTGTAAGTGCATCTATTTCAGTTTGTGTTAGTTGTGGTGGTCCAACATAAAGTTCTGTAAAGTTAGAATTAATTTTTTCAAACGCTCCACGTAGAGTATCGCCTGTTCTATCGTTTGCGGATGTTCCAATGTTTACTGTAAGTTTTGCCATCTATCCGCTCCTATACCCAACCGCCAATTGCAATTCTGCCCCAGCCCGTACTCTTGCGGACATAAACATAATTGTCATCAACTCTAATTTCACCAACTTCTGCTGCTTCTGTTTCTGAACCTGGAGCAGCACTGTTTGGTGCAATCTTACCTGTAACTGTGCCTGTTGCACCATCAATTACTACGGAAGAATCATCACCAAATACTGAACCTCTAATATCAATAGTTGCAGTACCATTTAGCACTGCTGCTGGTATTGTACTACTAACACCATCTACTAACAATGTACTATCATCACCAAACACGCTACCTTTAATATCAGTTACAGGACTTCCTGTATGAGATACTTCGCCTGTTGCAGCATTGTACATTAGCATAGTTGTTCCAACTACACTTCTAATTGGTTTAATTACTAAACTACTTGCTGTGGTGTTCTCTAATACACCGCTAGTTGCGTTAATTGCAATACTGTTTGCGGCTTGGCTTGTTGTACCAGCACCTACACCAATTGCTAGTGCATTTTGTCCTTGATTTGTAACACCTGCACCTGCACCAATTGCTGTTGCATTTTGGCCTTGGTTAGTTACACCTGCGGAATTTCCCACAGCCGTTGCAGTTGTACCTTGACTTGTTTTACCTGCTTCCCAACCTATTGCTATTGAGTTTTGTCCTTGACTTGTTTGACCTGCGTAATAACCTACCGCAATACTAAAGTCTCCTTGACTCGTTCCACCTGCGTCAATACCAACTGCTACTGCGTCACCGCCTTGATTAGTTTCACCTGAGTTTACACCAATTGCTACTGAATTTGCACCTTGATTTTCTTGACCTGCTTCGTATCCAATCGCAACTGCAAGACTTCCTTGATTAGTTTCACCTGTACTTTTACCAAGTGCAATCTTTAATTCACTTGTTCTTAAACTTGTTGTGTCTACTGCACCAACAATCTTACCTTCAACACCGTCAACTAGTAATCCTGAGTCGTCTGCAAACACTGATCCTGTAATATCAATCTTCGGATCAACTGCAATAGTAATCTTATCTTCAATTGAAGTAAGTGTAATACCAATACCGTAACCAGGTTCAAACGTTAAAATATCAGCAGTACTATCTGCTGCAATACTAGTTTGTCCGTCAACAGCAATTTGTTGGAATGTTGGAACTGCCGGAGCACCGTTTGAAACAGTTACAACACCTGTTGCAGGATCTGTTGAAACTGTAATACCAAAACCTTGTTGTACTTCTAACACACCTGTGTTAGTAAACTGCACAGCACCAGTTATTGAACTAACTGTAATACCTTCGCCTGCTGTTCTTCCTGCTGCTCTGCCTGGAATGTTAGTTGTGTTTTGCGCAGATGTAACACCTGTGTTAGTAATTGTTACATTACCTGTTGCTGAACTAACTGTAATACCTGTACTTGCAATTGCTTGTGTTACACCATCGTTAATAAATGTAATACTGTCTGCATCACTTCCTGCTACTAGTTGTACACCAGTACCACCGTAAAATGATAAAGTATCATTAGTATGATCAGCTTCAACAATATCACCGTCATCTAAATTAATATATCTAAAATATCTTTTCTCTGGATCAATAATTAAGTCACCGTTAATAGTTGAACCAAATGGTAAATCAACTTTACCACTTTCGCCTTTAACGTGTGCCGTACCTAAGTATAATCCGTTGTCTTCGTTGCCTGCTGATGCTAGTGTTTCAGCAATGTGTACTTCTTTCCATTTATGTGTAGCATCACCTAAAACTTTTTGTGCATCGTCTGCTGGTTTAACAGAAGTTGTAAGTGCTTCTAAGTTAAGTGTACTAAATTCATTTAGACCTTGTGTATTACCACCTGATGCATATGCAGTAAAGCCTGTGCCATTAACTGCTGAACTAATTCCTGCATCTGTGTAAAGAGCAAAAGTATTACTTGTTAGTACATCTGCATAGTAAGTATTACCATTTAGTTGTGTCATGCCTACTACATCTGTAATAGTTACACGTTGTCCGTCAGTAAGTCCGTGTGCTGTTGAAGTTGTAACTACAACAGGACTTGCTTGAGTTGCATTAGTAATTGTTTTTTGTTCGCCACCTGCAAGTGTTGCACCGATAGTTACAAAGTTTGCATTGACTTCATCTAATGCACTTTTAAACTTATCCCATAAAAGTGGTGGATTACCTGGCGTTATGTTTGTATTATATGCCATTAGTTTCTCCCTACCGCTACTTCAATTGTGCCTATATGATCACTATCATATGCTTCAATTGCTTTACCAATAATTGTACCTGCTCGTACATCGCCATCTGCTACTGTACCAACACCGTGTATGCCTGCACACACAATTAAATCACCTTTTTCAATCTTGCCAACTACCTTACAAGGTACTCTACCTTGTAGTGCAACAAGATTTTTAAATCCAGGACAAGCTGCGTACATAACATATGCTGCTCTATCCGAAACAACACCTGCTACTTTTGGATCGCCTTTCTTATTAGAAGTTGTAACTTCCTTGTCACCACCAAATACTAGCACTGTTCCGACTTCGTATTCCTTGTCACCTTCGTAGTATTCTGCAAGGTCAGCTGCATATGTTGCTTCAAACCTTGATTCACTTGGAGTTGTTCCTGTTAATGTCCAACGTCCTGTTACTGTACCTGCTGAAGTATTACCGCCAGTTGTTAATGACGTTGTAATAATTGATGATGCTTCAACTGGTGCAAGTGATACACCGTTCTGTGTTCTAAACTGGTGATAGTCATTATCATAAAAGTTTCTCTTGTCTGTTGCAAGTGAACCGTTCTGTAAATATAAACCACCACTACCACTTGAACCTGTAAACACTCTTACATAACTTGCAGATCCTGATGTACCATAACCTACAGCAGTATTACCACTAATATTGAAAGTACTTGTGGCATCCCATATTCTTGCTTGTGCATCTGCGTTGCCGTCTCTTTGTACAAGTTGATTTGCACTTGCGTTTGCAGTTGCTTCAATAATGCTGTAGTCGGCATCAGCAGTGTTACTTGAACTACTAATTCTTCTTAAGAAACCAGTTGTACTATATTGTGATTTCTTAATAGAACCACCTTGGTCAACAACAGTTGTAAACAAGATGTCTGCTGGTTGATCAGCACTTAGTAAGTTATTACCTAATACACTTTTACCAGTAACAGTTTCTAGTTTTGCTTTAGTAATTGTACTGTCTGTAATTGTTACCCAACCGTCTGTAATAGTAAAGAACGTATTATCAAATGCTGCAATACCTTTATTAGCCTGTGTAATTCCTGTTGCATTTGCACGTACTTGAGCATCAGTCATATTCAACTTGCTTTGATCAATTGCTGCTGAAGCGTTAACGTCAGCGTTAACAATTACATCTGGCTGTATTTGTGCATCAATAGTGTTTGCAGTTGAGTCAATATCTAAAGCAATATCACCTACAATAGTTGCATTAATTGCATCGTTACCGTTACCTGTAAATGCAAGTATATCGTTTGCTTTCAGGTCATTGATTGAAAATTCTTGTAAGTTAGTAAATGTTAAGTTTCTTAAGTTAACTGCGTCTTGCGGTTGTGTCGGATCACCAACATTAATAACTTTGTAATTGGCAATATCTATCGGGCCTTTCATAGCCAGTGAACCATCTAGTGCCATAAAGCCACCATTGATTGGTGGAATTAAGTTTGCTGATGTTACCGGAGCACCACCGTGTGTGGTACCAAGACGTCTTTCAATGTAAAGTCTAGTTGCGTTTTCTGTTGGCACTGTATCAACAGCGTTATCAGTCATACCAGAGTCTGTACTAAATTCAGAAACAGGAACACCACGCTTAAATCCAATACCGTCCAAGTTACTCAATGCAATCGCTGCTGAGAACGTAACCTGTCCTGTACCTTGGTCAACTCTAAAGAACGGTCCAACGTTGAAGTTACCAAATTGGTCTGTGGTTACATAGAACACACGTCCAACGTTTCTTTCTTCAGTTTCTGTATCAGGGTTGAACGCATTAACTGATGGTCCATAAATCTCTGTTGGATAGTTGGTATCAGCATATGATCCTGTACCAATCTCAAGTAAGTCATGAGATGTAACACGAGTCAATGAAATTCTAATTGTTAGTTTACCATTAGCACCGTCTGTTCCTCTTGCTACAGCAGATTTAACTGTGTATGATGCTTCATACTGTGTAAGACTATCTACTAATGGTTTATTAAGTGTAACCCTTGCCCAAGGATTACCAACTACGGTTTCATCTTCAAATAAATCAATTACATACGTTTCACCGTTGAATACAAATGTACTTCCTTGTACCCTTGATCTTTCCTGAGGAGCAACAGCAACAATAGCAAATGAACTATCGCCTGCGGCGCCTGTTGGTGTATAGTATGAATGTGTTCCACTTTGAACACCTGTTGTATCAACTTGTACTGCACCTGACAGTGTAGGATATGCTACACTTATTGTAAATGTGTTTGCATCAAGAACTGTGTGTACAAAGTAATGTGTACTTGTGTTAATTCCTGTTGGTAATGAACCAGTTGTTGTGAAAACAATTGGATCACCTTGTGTAAGGTTATGCGTTACTTTTGTAATAACAGCCGGAGATGCAACAGATATTGTACAAGTTTCTGTTGTACCTGCTTTCGCTTCGCCTGGCTTGTATAATGTTAAGTCAATATAGTTGTAGTTCTCTCTAAGTGTTGTAACAGTCAAGCCTTCAATAATAGCTGAATGTGTACCTGTACCTGTATCAGTTGTTGTTACAGGTGTTGACCCATTAATAACACTTGAAAGTTCAAAGTTTGTTGCGGTTAAGTTTTCTTCTCTAACCCAATAAGTTTCACCTGATGTAATTCCTGCTGGTAATGTACCTGTTGAAGTAAAGCTCAATCTGTAGTTGAATAATTGTTTGTGTGGTACAACACATTTAATAGTTGGGGTACCAGACGTTAGTGTTAGAGCTGAACCTCCAGCACTTGTACTTAAAACAACACTGTCATATGTTGGAACGTCGATAATATGATAAGTTGTACTTGCAGTTATTCCATTTGCGGTTGATCTTGGAACAATAGTGTCTCCAACAATTAATCCATGATTTTGACTAAACGTAGCAATGTTTCCAGTTGCTGTTGTTGCATTAATAGTTGCAAGGAATGTACCAACGCCTGGTGCTGCTGCTGTAAATTCTACTTCATAGTTACCTCTTGAATCAGATGCTGACTCAAACTGTAAAACACGATAAACGTCTGTGTATTCTTGTAATATCAAACCAGTTGATGGTCTTGTAGCAACGTCAACCAGTTCACCTGTTAGCATAACCTGCGAGTTAGAACGCAACGACATTTTAGTATTGTCTGGAATAACAGCAAACAATCCATCAAAGTTACCAGTTGAATCACTTGTTAAATTAAGTTTAGCAACACCTGCTGGTAAATCAGAAGTTGAAACTGATGTTACAGGATATCTGTAAATTACATTACCATGGTCAACTTCAAGTTCTGAGTTGTTAAGTGGCGTGTAGTCGTATCCGTCAACATAAAGGAACAGTCCACCTTGTGTGTTTGCAAATCCTGCACTTGGGAAATAACTGTAAACTGTTTGTGCAAGGTCATTGTATAATGAAGTTGGTGTTGGAACCTCAAGTGGATCTGAACCATCTGCAACCAATGCATAGATACCATGTGCAGAAGAACCACCAACGGATCTAATCTGCGCACCGTTAAGTGACATGTACGATGCATAACAGTAATATGTAAACATCGAAACTGCTTCTGTTAAACCACCGTTGGTTGCAAGTAGGCCGTAACCCATATCAGCAACTTGTGTAAAGTCATTTGATAGCATTGATCTGTTACCAGGCATCAATACTTCGTAAATTCTTTCAATTGAGTGTGTTCCGCTACCAGCACTTGTTGTTGCAACTGATGTGCCGCCTAGTGATTCTGCTACTTGGAATGTGTTTGTTGTTAAGTTAACACCTGAAACAAAATAATCTTTACCAACAATTAACCCAGTTGGCAATGAACCAGTTGTTGTAAATCTAACAACTGCACCTTCTTGTAATTTGTGTGCTGCTGAAGTAATAACAGCAGGGTCAGCATTTGTAATTGTAGCAGTAACAGGTCCAGCAGTTCTAGTAAATGGTGTAGTTTCATCTAAAATAAATGATGCTGAAGAACCGTTTTTGTTAAAGACAAAATCTCTAACATAGTTTACTCTGAATACTGTATCATCAACAATAAACGAACAAGGTAGTTGTGGTATTCTGTCTAGTCCTGTTACTTCAATTCTTGTAGTTGTTGTCGATGAAGCGTGTCTAAATTGTAAGTTACCAGCAAAGCCGTCAACAAACATACCACCTGCAAAAGTTTGCTTGTTTATTGATTTTGAGAATGATGCTGATTCTTGACAGTATGGTGACTTAGCAAGGATTTGTCCTTCTGGATCAAGTACCATCATAAAGCCGCCATGTCCTTGACCTGTAACAGCTCTAATAATGTTAGCGTCATTCATTAAGAATACGTCTAACTTGTCGTTCTCTTCTGGATAGTTAACACTACCTGAACCGTCCATTACATCTTCAATAGCATCAAATAGTTCAGCAACAACACCTTGTGTTCCTGTTTCTGCTATAAACGATGTATCAATAATCTGTACTGCTGTAGTTACTGTTCCTGGTAATGGTAAGTTTTGTATAACATAATCAATCGCTGTCTGCGCTCTTTCAAGACCTGCAATTGTTTGTGAAAGCTGTGTAGTAATTGCAAGTCTTCCACTTGCACTTTGATAATATTTTAAACCTGCGGAAATAGTTCTATTGTATCCGCCATACTTCAGGTCGAATATCATAGCATCAATAACTAATCCTACGTCACGTTTACATAGTACTTTGTTATATGTAAATGACTGAGTAAATGGTGCAGTGTTTGAAGCAATTTGTGTATCGATCCATTCAACAACTTCGCTTTGAATGAATGATTTGTTAAGTTTGATAAGTGCTGCTGCTTTTCTATAAGCACCTTTGTTATCAACTTTAGGATAAACTGGTTGTGTTGTATCTGATAGGTAATGATGACCGTACAATTGTGTAGCAGTTGTCAGTCCATCAATATTTGTATCTCTTCTAAACTTTTGGAACGCCCAAGGTGAACTTGATGTACCTTGTCTTGGTTTAATAAGAACACGTCTAAATTCATCACCAATGATTGCAACGTTCTGCGGTACCTTAAGTGGATAGTTTTCTTGGTAAATTCCACTTTCAACAAGGACTGCAATTTGAATTTGGTTAGTAATATCACCGTATGAAATAGGCTCGTCAATTAAGAACGTTCCGTACTTGATATCTACATCAAAAATCTCATTACCTAAACTATCTAATGCACCTTCGTGTGCAAGAATCTGTGCAAGTGCTCCAGATGTTTCACCTCGTAAATATAAACCTTCTCTAAGATCTCTTGTTCTAAATGCTACTGGAGTATCAGTTAAAACGTCACCTGTAAAGTCTGTACGATAACCATCTGTTTTTAGCAAGAACCTTGGTAGGTCAACATTAACTGTTGGAATTGCTGTAAATCCTGAACCAGAATCTGCAATATCAATACTAGTAATAGTTCCGCTTGTAATAACTGCTGTACCAAATGAACCAGTTGATCCAGTGCCGCCTGTAACACGTACAGATACTAAACTGTAGCCTGATCCACCATTAGTAATATCAATTCCGTTTACTTTATATGTTACATCAAATGTAGCACCTATACCAAAAGTTGAGTCAGAAGTTGTAACAACTCCGCTTGTTCCAGGTAATACTGTGTAATCACCTTGTGCTAAAAGTTTAAATGTTGTAATAGCACCTGGTGTTGTTGCTGTTGATAATACTTCAATAGTTGCACTTGATCCTGTACCACCTTGCAGTGTAATAATATCTCCTGCTTGATAGTTAGCACCTGGTGCGTTCATAGTAATAGTGTCAACACTCATTCTTGCAGTACCAGCAAAGCCTATACCTGAACTTGGTGATGATCCAATTTCTGAAAGTGTTACAGTACCTGAACCGTTATTAAATGTAAGTTGCTTCTTATAAGGTCCAATGTCGTCTAGTGATTCTAATACTAGTTCTTCAGCACGTTTTAGTGCTGCTTCAATTGTTCTATAAGCATAAGCAAGAGCTCTACCTTGTAGTTCTTCACTAACACCTACTCTTTCGTCTTGACCTGATGTAGCAACATATAAGTTTACCTTACTACCGAATGATGCGTTATCAACATATTGTTTTGTTGCAGCAATCAAGCCGTCATATAATTCGTCATCTGCAGGTTCTGGGCTTCTGCTTAAAATTAATGGACCAGTCATTGTACCAAATGCTACATTTGGGTTACCTGTTGACGGATCAATAGCACCAATACCCGCTCTTGAAATCTTTGTATCTACATATTCTTTGTTTGCTGCTTCATCATCTGAAACAGGAGTAGCCATATCTTTAATACGATATGTATTACCACCTGATGCAACTGATAAGTTACCACCTAGTTGTGGACTAGGGTCTCCTGAGATTTCACTAAACTCAGTAGCAACAATAATTTGGTTTGAATTAGAAGTATCATCGATTGTGATACCTAAACCTGCTGTAATTTGTTTAAATTGTAACCCGTCTGTTGTTGGGTTAACAGCTAGAACAGCGCCTTCTTGACCTAAAAATGTAGTAGGTGTATCGTCAAGGGCAATAAAAGTAAGTTTTTCGCCAAGTCCTAGTGAACTATATAATTCTTTAAAGTTGTCGTTTACCTTGCGAAACGAATCTCTAATACTATCGCCGGTACCGTCGTTACCTATTGCTCCAATATCTACAATCTTACGTGCCATCTACTAACTCCAAGTATCCTTTTAATTCTAATGTATTTAGCCAATAATTTTATAAGCCTAATGTAAAATAGTAAATACAAGTATGTTCATTAAGACTGAAAAAGTTCATACTTGTTACACTAGGCAAAGTAAACTTGGTAAAACACACGAATATATCCGTGAAAAAACCGTTGTTCATCTACAGTGTGATAACTGTGATACTGTATTTACCAGGGATTTAAAAAAGATGAACTCAAGCCGGTTGAATAACAATTACTTCCACGTTTGTAATGACTGTGACTCTAAACGTTTTGCACAGCGTAAAGGAGTAGAACAGAAGAAAGTCTGGGATATGCCAGCTAACGCAGACTTACCTTTATCTAAATACTAAACTGCTCGTCGAGCAAGTTCTTTTTTTACTTTTACTATAAGTTTAGGCTTTGCATTACTGCTATCTATATAGTCTACAAGCTCTTGCGTAGCCGTAGATTTCATATAGAAGTGTTGAGTTTCAGTTTTGCCTGTTGTTTTGTTTCTAATTTTTTGTGATGGTTTAAATTTTACAGGCATTATTCAGGCCCTCCGTTATGCATACGTTTTGCTTTCTTTTCATCCCAGTCCTGTAAGGCTCTTTTTATAGAATCCTCTGCTAGAACTGAACAGTGTAATTTAATAGGTGGAAGGTCAAGTGCTTTTGCTATGTCTTTATCCTTTATTTCTAGTGCTTGGGCCATTGTAAGTCCTTTAAGCATTTCAACAAACATAGTTGAACTTGCTATTGCACTACCACAACCGTATGTTTTGAATTTCACATCTTCAATAACATCAGTATCTGGATTTACTTTAAGATCAAGTTTCATAACATCACCACATGCTGGTGCACCGGTCATGCCTGTTGCCACGTTTGGGTCTTTAGGATCAAAGCGACCAACACCGTGAGCATTAGGGTTTGCAAGAACAGATTCGAATCTGTCTACTACTTCTTTTGAATATGCCATAATGTAATGTGATTTTTCGTTTATTATACAACAACTTAGTGAAGTTGTCAACCAATTGTATTTAGCCATGATTTTTATCTCTTTTATATTTTATGACAGCCCTAAGTGTATAAATACAGTATGACCATAAAATTATACAGAGAAATAGTCATTGAAGCAGATACAGCTCGTGAAAACTTAGTGCAAGAAAAATTGCCCTATGAAAAGAATGAGCTGGAAGTAATGAGCAGCGACACACTTGATTATCATTATGGCAAACTTGCGTCAGCGTATGTTAAAAGATACAACGACAAAGACGGCGATGATGATTTCAATTATGGAGGCGCAAAGTTACATAATTTGTTTTTCCCTCAGTTACAACCTGTTTCTGTTGGTAATAAACCTACAGGGATATCTAAAGAACTTATTGATAGCAATTTTGGTTCTTTTGAAAACTTTAAAGAAGAGTTTTCAAAGGTGGCCATGGGCATTCAAGGTTCAGGTTGGTTGTATCTTGATACCAAAGGACGAATCAAAACAATTAAAAATCACAGTTACAAGCGTGGTATGAAAATTGCATTGTTAGTTGATTGGTGGGAACATGCATGGGCTTTAGATTATCAAGCAGATAAATCAAAGTACCTTGCAAATATTTGGAAGATTATAAATTGGTCAGTAATCAATGACCGCATACAAGGAGAATAATATGAATCCTATTAATTGGGTAAAAGACAGACTAGAAGAAAGAACATCATGGGACGGTGCAGTTCTAATTGGTGTTGGAGTAGTTGTTTTAATCGCAGGACCTTTTGCGAAATTAGCAGCCTATGCAGCCATCGGGTATGGTATTTGGACACTATGGAAAAAGCAGGACTAGTTAAACTAACTCAATCAGCGGTCGATCATATGACCAAGCTGATAGATGAACAAGGTAAACCCATCGTCAGACTCAGTGTCAAAGGCGGTGGGTGTGCCGGTTTCGGTTATGAGTGGGCCATGACTGAAGAATTAGAAGAAAAAGATGAAATAATTGACCTACCAAACGGCCAATTCGCTATAGATCAATTTAGTATAATGTATGTTGCAGGTACTGAGATTGATTTTATTAAGGAAGTATTTGGTTCTCAACTTGTAATTAAAAACCCTAACGCAACATCAAGCTGCGGTTGCGGCGAGAGCTTCTCGGCTTAAATCATATTCGTATAAAGCCTTACTAGCAAGATTCTTTGCCTTGCTTTCACACATAATATCTGCCGAGTCACGGAAGGACAAAGCCCAGTCATTAACTGTATTGTTAGGATAGTAATCACTGTGGGCTCTAAGTTTTTGCTTTTTGTAGCCTGCCTCTAGTAACTGTTCCATATTAGGCATTGTGTCGTGTGCAAAGTCTTGCGGTAACCATTCGTCTCGACTGTATGAATAATGTATCACAGGTCGTACACCACGCCACGAATCTATCATGCGTAGATATCTATCGTCGGTGGGACGTATATATTCGCCTGTACGGACCCAGTGATGGTGTATGTCCAATACCAATGCGCATGTGTCAACAAGTTCGAGGCTTGCGTCGATGCCCCATGACATCTCATCGTTCTCGATCGTAATGCAATTTCTCGCTTCTGGAGAAAGTCTCTTGTCAACTGCGTGTTTGATACCGGCTGGACCTTGGCGACCGGATATGTGGACATTGCACTTGAAGTCCTGGAAGGACTTCCCGTATCCCATCCACCTGATGACATCGGTGTGATATTCAAATTCTTCTATGCTCCTCTCTACAATCTCGGGGTTGTCGCTCGCAAGTACAGTAAATTGGCCTGGGTGCATCGATAGTCGGACATCGAGGGCTCTTGCTCTCTCACCGATCGGTGCAAAGTGTGTTTCGCAGTATTTGCGGACATCCGGCTTACGCCAAAAATAGCCCCAAGTAGGCTCAGTATAAACAGGAAGTACATCACTACCCAGTCGTACCATTCGCAATTCATCGGGCAAACTCCCTACGTACTCTATCAGATTAGCGTAGCTCTGTATGTTGTGAACCATAATGTCCCACAAGCGTTGTTCGGCATCACCACGTGTCTGCCTGTTGAGCCACTGCACTGTTGTACTGCGTGTATTTAGTGGTCGTTGAATTTCTTCTAGCAGTTTTTTCTTCTGCGTTTGATCGTGCCACATGTATTTGCAGGCAAAGCCTATTCTCTTATTCATACTTATAGTATACTATCTTCTAAGTTGTAAGTCAATCGAGGATCTCTCAATATTCTAAATGTTTCTTTCCAATCGTTAACATGATAAATCTTTGAACGTTTGAAGTTTTGTTTTAGTGCTTCTGCAATAGGAAAGTCATTTCCTGCAGGATCACAACGATCACCAAAGAACAATATACTATCGTCTTTATCAAAGTCTGAAAGTATTTGACTTTTGTCTGACCCATGAGGTGCAATGTCTAAACCTGTTTCTCCGCCTACTGTTGCTTTCATATAAGGGAATTCTTTGTTGAATAAGTCAGCAATTATGTTACGCTCGTTATGTTTGGTATCATACTTTGCATATAACTTACGTTCGCCCATTGTAGCATTGCGACCTACAACACTGAAGTTAATCATGCCAGGACGTTCTTCAATGTGTAGTCCTGTTCTAAGTGGGAATTCACTTTCTTCTAGTTTATCTAATAAGAAAGTTTTTGCTGAATGAGGAAGTTTCCAATCGCTTCGCCTAACGTTTTTAGATGATTCATATACGTCAGCACCACTACAATTATAAGCACGTCTAGCCAAGCCGTAAATAACATTACCTACTTGTTCAACAGTTTTGTCTTTGTCACTGCCTGTAACAAGGTAAACTTTGTTTTCTGTGCAAAAGTCAAAGAAGAATTTTGAGAACTCTTCGTCCATCTTTTGACGACTTGGCGTCAATGTACCGTCTACATCAAATATAAACTTTAGCAAT